TCTTTAATACATTCTTTTATTGTTTCTTTTAAATAATTTTTATCTAAGTCAGAACCACCTAATGTAGGGATTGGGTCTGAAGATTTTTCACTTGGTGTTGTAAAGAGTGGTAATTCATTTGTATTATTAGATACATTACTATTCGCTTTATTTCTCATGTTACTTACACTATACTCTGGAGAATTCATTTTTTCACTAACTTTATCCATAAAAGACTCAGATAGGTTAGGTGCTGGTACTGGGTCTGGTATGGGGTTTTGTATCATAGCTTTTTTTATTGCGTCAGGTAAACCAGACTTCATAATAGCTTCTTTACTCATATTAGCTTTAGGGTTCATGTTTGGTTGTCTAGGGGTTGATGTCCCAATATTTGGAAGTTGAGCTTCTTGTAAATTATTTGTTGTGGTTTGAGGTATTGACATTTTTCGTTTATCCCCACTTGTATTCATAGCACTATGGTCCATAAATTTTTTTGCGTTCAATAGACTTTGTTCTAAATCTTTCATTTAATTAAAATTTTGCGTTCGCCCATACTTGATTCATACTTTTATCTCCGTTAGGGTTATAATTTGGTCTAACCTCATTAAAACCGTCCATTGTTGGTTGCCAGTTTCTTATTCGGTCTAATCTAAAAAATTTCCATCCAGGTACTTCGGTATCAGTAACACCCTCAGTTTGCCAAGCTCTTAAAACTGGGTTATTCCTTTTAGTGGTCCCTGCACATACAGGTTCTATTGTTCTCCACCCAGGATTATTAACGGTATCACCTTCGTAATATATGGTCGTAATTTTTTTATTTTTTATAGCGTTCAGAACTTCATCTCTGTTTGCTACTTCCAATATAACCGCACGAAGGGAGTTGTAAAGTTTCATAATTAAAAAACTTAAGAAGTTAAATTAATTGTATTAGGTCCCACAGCGTTATCATCAGGTACACTGTAACCGTTACCTGAGTTATAAGCGTTAGTTTTTATATTATCTTTTCTAGTCAAGATATCAGTTTTAGTCCCAGTTTCTTGGTCTCGTATACCTAAAAAGACAGCGGTACCTCGTCCCTTTTCATCACCATCACTTAATGCGTTTGGATGTTGTGGACCGTATTTATCCGATTTAGGGCTGTATAAATTTTTGGGAAATAATTTATCTCTTTCTGCTTGAGCAAATTCACTTAATTTTGCTCCTGGTTGTTGTTGTTGTTCTCCTGCCATGATTTTTTATTTTATAAATATTTTATTTAAGTTTATTTTATAGTTCAAAACCAAGATTTAATATCATAAATCTAAATTTAGAACAATTTTCTGTGGAACAAGGACAAACCTTAAATTCAAAAACAGTTAATTTTCCTAATCTTAAAGTTAAACTATATTTGTTTTTTTTGTTCCCACTTTTCCATGAGTTAATCCAATTAATTTTCATTTTTAATAATTTATAAGTCGATTTATTTTATTTATAGATTCTCTTAAAGTATTTGCTTTATCTACTTTAGGTACACTAACTTGTGTTGGGTTCGCGTTACCATCTTTTTCATGTTCATCATAATGGGTATTCATCATACCACCATCCATTTTAGTTTTTCTTCCTGTCGAAGCGGTATCCCTAAGTTGCTTCTCCAACTCATAAAACACTTTTTTTCCGTAATCACCTCCAGTTAAGTTATATGATGGAGTACCTTTTTCCTCATTTCTAAAAAAGTTATTAATCTTTTTTAATAACTCCATACTAATAACAGGACTTTTAATAATATTAATAGCCCTTTCATAACCTTCAGTATTTTTAGGACCATTAAAATCTTGCACCGCACTTGCAATATGTTTAACACATTTCTGTGGTACTTTAATTTGATGTCCTTTTAAGTGTTTATCGGGCATTTTATATATTATTTAATACTTGTTGGGGTGAAACACCTTGAGCGTCACAAGCTCTTTTAAATCTAGAAGCCATTTTGTCCAAAATAGGATTAGATTTTTGCATGTCATGTAGTTCCATTTCTTTAGAATCTATATTCATTTTATCATTATCTGGCTTAGTCACCAACATTTCTATCATATCCCTCATTTTCTTATTGGACAATTCCACTATTCTTTGTTTAGTTCCGTGTAAAGCGTCTTCAGACCCCTTTACCCTTTTACCGTATTCACCACTTGCTTTTTCAACAGCCTTATGTGGACTTAAACCATGTTCATCCTCAAAATAATCCAAAGTCTCTTGACCAGTCATTAAATCTATTTCTTCATTATCCCCTAAAGCGGCTCCTTGGTAGGCCTCACCCCAATACCTTTTATAATAATAACCAAATCCGTTACCTTTTTGATGTGCGGTTTTAACCATATCATCACTTGTACTCCTACTAACCTTATTAGTTTTATTAATACCTAAAGGAATTTTTGAATTAAGCATTGAGCCGTCAAAATCAACTAATTCAGACAATTCTTCTTCTGTTTTACCCTCTAATTGACTGTTTTCCCACATTTCATGTTCTTCACCGGGATGCATTTCTTCACAACTTTTACCTTTATGTTCTAATCTATCCATACTTTCTTTTTATCTATAAATATTAATGCATTCGTTAAATATTTATTTATGTATGGGACCACAAAATTTAAATAACTATTATTTCAATAAATTAGACGCTAGACTAGATTATAGCAGCTATTATGACATCTTTTTAACCTCAGACGAATGGGATTTTAATAGGGAAGTTGTATTTTCACCTTACCTTATTTGTGTTGGTGACCACCTAAACGAATATTTAAGTGGTAAAACTTGGTGTTCGGATTGTTTACCTTTATGGATAGATTTAAATAATCCACAATCTAGCAGACAACTTTACCCTTATTTATGTACAGATTATGATGAAAATAATACTTTATTAAGTTTACCTTACTGGTGTTCTTCAAGACCAAACTCTAATGACGAACAATGTAAATGTCCTAAATGTGAAAACCAAAATTTTACAGGAAATACTTCATTTATAGAATCTATATGTGATGTGGGTCTAACTGGTGTGGATAATGGTTTGGTACAATATATGAGTGGTAATACTACCGAATATGATAAGTGTAAGGTGGAATTTATTAAAACCACAGCATTTACAGTAACTATAAGTGCGGAAACAGGAACAAACTGTGTGGGTACAATTCGTAGTCTTATAAGTGGTTTTATACCAGTTACTGTGTTAAGTTCTATAGTGGGTGGTAGTATCCCTTTAAAATATCCATGTACTGGAAGTACTACATCGGTTACTAGTGGAGTCACAATAAATTGGAATAATTTCTATGATTCAGCAGTAGGTATACCTGCACTAGAACCCGATATGGCTTTATCTGGATGTTGTTTTTTAACTGCTGGTCAAGATGATGGACAAGGAGACGGATATAATTTAAATTTTACTAATTTCCAAGCTACTCTTAGTGGGGAGACTTTTACGGTTGACTTAATTACTGAAAAGGGTTATTGGCAAGCACCTTGTCAAGTAGAGTCTTTAAAAATATGGACTGAAATGCCAGAACAATATAAGTGGGACCACTTACATTATGATAGGAGATTTAAAATGAAACAGGTTACTGGACTATCAGAACACTATAGTTACGGTATAGAATCAGTGTCAGGAGAAACTGAAGGTTATTATAATAATTTAAGAGGTGGGTTCTACCAAGGATTTTACGAATTATATGGTTATCCTTACCAAGTACTACCTGAAAGAGTAGAGTGTGGGTGGACCGTAGAAAGTCTATTAAAATATGATGTCAAATGTGTAACCGAATGTATAACTCCAGGAACTCAAACACTTAATGATGTGTACCCTAACAATAAAGGAATATATTTTTACATGGGAACCAGAGCAGAAAATAAATTCCATAATTACTATTCCGCAGAAACTAACTTGGTCACTTGTCAACAAAATGAGTACAGTTGTGAGGGGGTGCCCATACCTATAGTAACCACAGGTTATACTGGTCATTGTGGTACTGAAGTTCAAGTAGTAACTTCAACCTACGACGATAAAATTGATTCATTAAGTAATGCTTTTGCCTTAAGATTAACTGATGACGGTAGGGTAGGTTATCGTGCTCTTTATTATACTGGAAGTTGTATAACTACTTACAGTGATAAAAAAGTAGTAGATTGTAATACTGGTGAATCATATGTTATGGAAAATTGTACAACTGGGCTAACCTACACCTCAGGATTTACGGTCATAGAAAAATATAGTGATGTGGTGTGTGGTTTGACTGGAAGTACTTTTGTAGATACTTGTCCTTGGTTACTGGTAAGTGCTAGATTTAAAAGGGACTATTGTTATGAGGGTTGTGATTTAGAAAATATGGGGGGCGTTAATGATTTAATTGACATTCCAATTATAGATACACCAGGATATATAGATTCTGGTTTAAATAGTACGTCCGTTAGTCTAGTAAGAGAAGCTCCTTTAATGCCTGGTTGGGAAGACCAGGGAAATAAAGTTGTAGTTACAGGTGAATATTTAGGGTCTGGTGAGGTGGTCACAGGTTGTACGACCACCGAATGTTGTACAGGCTGTACTCAGTCTAGTTGTTCAATTTGTGGTCCTGGTAGTGGGTGTACCACAAACTACACTAAACTCACAGAAAAAATTAAATTTTCAAAAAAATGGTCAGATGAAAGATTTTTAAGAAAAGGAACATTGACAATTTTTGTTAATGGTAGACCCGTATTTACTGACCCTGACTTTGAAGAAATTATACCTAGAAGATTGAACACTGAAAAGGAAAAACAAGTTGCTGTTCCTTTTAACATTTCTTGGGGTGGTGGAACTCAGGGATTAATAGATAATCAAACGTTTTCCGCGGATACTAGTGGAAACACTATAACTTGCCCACCATATGTTCAAGACCCAGCAGATTTGGAATTGTTAATAGAAAAGAATTTTGCGGGAACCTACATAGGTGGTATCTCCCAGCTTAGATATTACATTCGACCATTAGGTGTGGATGAAATATTTCATAATTTCTTAGTAAATAAAGACCGTTATGACTTAGTAGATTGTGCTGGTGGTTGTACAAATGGTTGTGGTCCGTGTCCCGCTATAATCATAAGAGATTGTGACTCATTAGATATTATTCTAGATTTTGCTGTAGGACAAGATTCTACTTCGGTAGATAGTCTTTCACAATTTATAGTACCACCAGAATATGTGTCGGCAAGATTTACAGGTGTGTTGGTAGATAATGTTATTAGTTACACTATAACGGTAATAGAAAACATGGGGACGGGGCCTAGTACAGTAGTAAGTACACCGTTTTTAACAACACCTACCGATATAATAAAAGTAGATATTTTAAAATTTGACCCTACTAAAGAATCAAAAGTTACTATTATAGGCAACTTAACTAAGTAAAAAACTATTTATAAAATAAAAAATTATGTCGTGTAAATGTAAAAATATCATAGAAAACTTTCAAGGAGGGACCATTCCATTAAATACCACATTTCTTCAAAATGTGGATTGTGTGGGTAATATATTAAGTGGAGGTACAAATTTATTAGATATTTTTTCCACTACCACCTCATCAGGTTCAACAGGGGGCGGAGGAACTTTTACAGGAAATACTTCAGCTACCTGTATTAATGAGTTATGGGTGTCTAATATTTTTGGATGTAGTCCAGTAACTATAGGAACTGATATGGCAGTGACTGGTAATATAAGCCAAACTGGTGAGACTTCAACTTTTAGTAACGGTTATTATACAGAGATTAGTACTGGTTTTGCTAATACAGGACAATTAACGTTTAATGCTAACCATGATGGGGGTGTCGCAACCAACACATATACCCCAACCTATGCGGGTGATATTAATGCTGGTATGACAGTTGTTAAAATGCCTAGTGGTGGTCATGGTGGTTTAGAGTTTTATGTAAAAAAACATGGTACTACAGGTGGTTCACAAGATTTAACTACATTCAATAAAATATTATCATTAAATCAAGATGGGAATACGTCTTTTGGTGGAAAAATACTATTAGGGGATGGTGATGTTAGTAATAACTATGCTGGATTTGGTAGTAATGATGACCTAAAAATATTTCACAACGGAGCCCACTCAATAATAAGAGAAACAGGAACTGGAAACTTATACCTACAAAGTGATAATAATGTTATACTTTCTAAGGATAGTAGTACAGAACCTATGGTAAAGGGTATTGCCGATGGAGCAGTTGAACTTTATCACAACAATATTAAAAAGTTGGAAACTACAACAGATGGTGTTGACATAGTTGATGAAGCACGCATAGAAGGTGCAACTCCTCATCTAACACTTCAAAGAACGGACAACGCAAATGTCCCAACAGTACGTTTTAAAGGTAGTGGTGGTGTCATTGGAGCAAGTATTGATTTTGATGGTACATCAGGTAATGCAAATGAACTTGCATTTCAAATATACGACGGAGCATCTATAGAAGAAAGTTTTAGAGTCACATACGGTGGAGCAAAAGTTTCAGGTGAACTTAATGTGACTAGTGGTTTAACGATTACTAGTTCTGGTTCGAATACTTCAGATATGGTATTTTTAGTAAAAGATAGTGTCGGTAATCATATCCTAGATTGTTCCGACACAGGAAAAGTTCACCTAGGTGATTTAGTTAATAGTGCTTTGCCCACAAACCCAACACTACTTATTGGTGCGGGAAAAACCCCAAATGACAGAGGTTCGTTAGCATTTACATCTACAGGAATTGGTATAGGTGGTGATAATGACGGTACTAGAGATTTTTTATTATTTAGAGTAAATGAAAATACTAATTCACAATGGAGATTTTACAACGCTTCTAGTTTTGGTTGGATTTTAAATGATAGACAAAGTAATGCTTTTGGTTCTAAGTCGGGAACCAGAACCACAATATCTACTGCACGTTCTTATGGTATGGATTTTATGTTAAACATTAATGATGCAGCAGCTGTGACTGACACTTGTGGGTTTAGATTTAGTTCTAAGGACAGTACGAGTGGTGGTGCAAATGATGTAGAAAGATTTGTTATTGAAAACGGTGCAGCTGAAACTAAATCTTATTTTGATAATATTAGTGTACTGGGTGTGGGAACACCTAATCCTGACACTAATTATAAATTACATGTTTCGGGAGACACTAGAATGGATGGTTCATTTACCGCAAGTACAATGAATCTTAGAAATATCCCTGCTTTTCAGGACGAAGCAAATGCTACACTTGGGGGGTTATCAACTGGAGACCTATATCAAACAACTGGAACGGGAGTTGCTCCTTTAAATGTGGCGGGAATATTAATGGTAAAACAATAAAATCAGTATTTATAATTAAAACACACATATGGAATTTTTTATAAGAAAAGACTCATTAGAACCAGTATTAAAAATGCAGTTAATACAAGATGGTAGAAATGATTTTAGAAAGTTTTACAAAGATTTAGAAAATGCTATGTTAAGTTTTTCTATGAAAAAAGTAGATACTGGTGAGTATGTTATTCTTAATAAAGCGGCAGGTATAGTACAAAAAACTGAAGTGGACCCCACTAATGAACCAGAGTATTATATATTTTACAGATGGCAACCATCAGATGTTATGGAAGTAGGTAGATATCAAGGACAATTCTTAATAGAATTTTTAAGTACTGGGACACAGTTAGTTGCTCCAGTTAGAGAAGACTTATTTATCAATATTCAAGAAAGTTTCGGGATTATTTAAATTGACATCCAACAAATAGTTTATTATATTTTAATTAATGTTAAGTAAAATTCACCAAAAGAGTGAAGCTAATATTACAAACGAAAATTATTATATACATGAAACCTACACAAGAAGAAATCCAACAATTTTTAGAGGGAAGTGACCCAGAAAAACACATAGTAGCGGTAGAATATGACTATCGTAGTAGTTCTATTTTTAAAATAAAAGAAGACCCAATTAATGGTAAACAAGTACTTAAGGACACTTTTGTTCCTTTTGCTTGGGTTGGGGACCTAAGACCTTATAATTTTTATTCTAATAGTAAAGCTAGACAAAAAGAAGCGATGAGTAAGCATGGTATTCTTATAGAAAAACTAGACAATCATAATCAACCAAGATTAGTAGAAGGGTTAAATTTTATAATTAAAACTACTAAAACATATCAAAACCTAGTTTCATTTTTTAGAGAAGGTGGTGTAAATCCTTGGGGGGAAAACACTAGGTCATCAGTTATTATACTTAGTCCTGTAGAACAATATTTAATTCAAAAAGAAAAAAGACTGTTTAAAGGCTTTGAAGACTATAATGATATCCATAGATTAGTTTTTGACATTGAAACTACGGCACTTAGACCTTCTGATGGTATGATATTTTTAGTGGGGATACTAGATAACAGAGGGAATAGTGAAATATTTTACGCTCATGATGATGAAAGTGAAAGACAATTAATTATTAATTTTTTTGAAACTCTTAACAGAATTAGACCTACCATAATAGGTGGTTATAACTCCGCGTCTTTCGACTGGGAATGGATGTTTAAAAGAGCAGAAATATTAGGATTAAATATAAATGAAATTTCACACACACTACATCCAAATATTAATATTAGAAGAAAAGAATCTATACTTAAGTTAGGTGCAGAGATAGAAGATTATATGTCTACAAATATGTGGGGTTATAATGTTATTGATATTGCACACGCGGTTAGACGAGCACAAACAATTAATTCTGACATTAAGTCTTGGGGACTTAAATACATCACACAATTTATTGGAGCAAATAAAGAAACTCGTGTATACGTACCTGGTGATAAAATTTCCTCAATATACGAAGATAATGAAGACTATTATTTTAATCCAAGAACTGGAAAATATAAGTTAAAAAATACAGAAGGGTTAGAAAATTTATTACAGAGACACCCAAACGTTTACGAAGAAGTTAATGGACAATTTATAATTAAAAAATATCTTGAGGGTGATATCGAAGAAACATTAACTGTTGACGAGGAATTTAATCAAGCTTCATTCTTATTGGCTTCAATGGTACCAACTACCTATGAAAGGGTGTCTACTATGGGAACCGCTACACTATGGAAAATGTTGATGTTGGCTTGGTCATACAAACACGGTTTAGCTATACCTAAAAAAGATGAAAAAAGACCTTTTGTTGGTGGATTGTCAAGATTACTTAAGACTGGTTATTCTACTAATGTACTTAAACTGGACTTTAGTTCACTATACCCCTCAATACAATTAGTACACAAGGTTTTTCCAGAATGTGATGTTACAGGGGCGATGGAATCTATGTTAAAATATTTTAGAGACACTAGAATAAAGTATAAAAAATTAGCTGCAGAATATTATGGTGTAGACAATAAAAAATCATCATCTTATGGTAGAAAACAATTACCTATTAAAATTTTCATTAACTCAATGTTTGGTTCTTTATCAGCTCCTCAGGTTTTTCCTTGGGGTGAAATGGATAGTGGTGAAATGGTGACTTGTACAGGAAGACAATATCTAAGGCACATGATTAGGTGGTTTATGGAACGTGGGTATTCTCCTTTAGTATTGGATACCGACGGTGTAAACTTTTCATCACCAGAAGGTGTAGAAGAACGTCTATATATAGGTAAGGGTCATAATGAATTAGTAGTGGAAGGTAAGGAATATAAAGGTGCGGATGCAGATGTGGCTGAATATAATGATTTATATATGAGAGACGAAATGGGTCTAGACACAGATGGTACTTGGCCTTCTTGTATAAATGTAGCTAGAAAAAACTACGCTCTTTTAACAGATAAAGGAAAAGTTAAATTAACAGGAAACTCTATTAAATCAAAAACATTGCAAGGATTTTTGGTGGAATTTATAGATGAGGGTCTACAAATGCTTTTAAAAGGTGATGGTAAATCTTTTATAGAGCACTACTATTCTTATGTGGAAAAAATTTATAATAAACAAATTCCACTATCTAAAATAGCAAATAAATCTAGAGTCAAACTAACTGTGGCAGAATACAAAGAAAGAGCTAAAAAAGTTACTAAAGCAGGAAATCCTATGTCTAAAATGGCACATATGGAATTGGTACTGAAGGAAAATCTTAGAGTTAATTTAGGTGATACAATATATTACGTTAATAACGGGACCGCTATGTCTCATGGAGATGTACAGAATAAAAAATTAAAAGATGGGACTAAAGAAACTATATTAAGGTGTTACAGAATTCCTGAAAAAGACATAGAAGAAAAACCTGAAATGTGTGGAGACTACAACGTACCAAGATATATGAACACTTTTAATAAGAGGGTAGAACCACTTTTAGTTGTATTTAAAAAGGAAGTTAGAGATAGTTTAATTGTCAGTAAACCAGAAGATAGACAGTTTTTTACAAACAAACAATGTGAGTTAATAAACGGTTTGGCGAGAAAAGAAGGTGACCAAGATGACTTAGATGAAGTACTTTCAATATCTAAAGAAGAGAACATGTTTTGGGGTAAAATGAATCAAGACCCAGAAAAGTTTTTAGAACCTCTAGGAATTTTTTAATCCATCAGAAGATAGTATATACCAGTCGGTTCCTTCACATAGGAGTTCTATACTACTTTGTGGACCCATATTTATTTCTTCCCATTCCTCATCTATTTTACCAATTAAAGGTTTAATTTTAATATTAGCCATAGATTTAATATAAAATCTTTTTAAATTTTTACTATCTAAAGTTATAGTTAAATCATTCTTAGCTATAATGTATCTTGTTTGAGATGTGGTGTAGTCTGTAGAAATAACAACTGGAATATTTTCTGTTGTTTCTTTAGTTTCATTTAATTTAAGTTGGGTTTGTGTGTTGTTTTGTAAAACCGAAATTAATGCTATTGTTAGTAATTTATAACTAACACCATCAGGCTCTCCCTTTTCGTTATACGTTACAAAATCTGTTAAACCAACATCGTGTACTTGTTCTGCGATTAAACCTACTGATTTTTTATTGTTAGATTTCCATTTAAAACTTACTGGAGTTAAACTTAAAACAGCACTTAATTCATTAGGAGATAAGGGTTGTATTTCTTCTTTATATCGTAATGAAGACGCTGCCCTATAAACTTCTCCAGTTGAGGTGTCTATTTCTAAATCATTAAAAGAACCTGTAGGTAATAAACTTGATAATATCTGAACTCCTGATTTACCTATTGTTAGGTCTGGCTCCAAACCAATAGAAAATACTGCAGTAGAAGCAGAGGTAGAAGTTAAATTAAAATTATAAGTAGTTGTGTCTGAAGACAGATTGACACACAAACTTTGGTCGAACTTTGTACTACCAGAAAATTGAGCTGTGGTATCACAGTTCTGATAAAGTTGTCTCGAGTAGTCGGCTTTGGTTCTTAAACCGTATCCTGGATAATTGTATCCCATATTAAATTACATTATAAGGGTCTTGAAATGGTCTGTACCCTAAAGCTTTATTAAGATTTTCAGCTACAAGAGCTTTTCTTTCCATTAATTTATCTTCTCTTAATCTTTCTAACCTACCCATAAGTTCTTCGGTAAGTTTAGTTTTTTCATCTTGTGATTCACTAAATAAAGAAGAATAGTCCATTGTTAACTCACTATCTGGTACTTTTAAGGCTCCACTAAATTTACCCCTTACTCTCCCTAAAGTTTCTTTCGCTAAAGCTGTAAAATACCTTCTTACCCACGCTCTGGCTGGTGAGTTTAAATCAATCCACTCTATATCATTTATGGGTGCATCAGATGGTACTCTAATAATATCTTTATTTTCTGCTAAACAATCGTTTACGTTGTCCGGATTAACATCATAATACCAGTACCAGACTCTGGCTCCATTTATTTCAGAATTTCCAAAATCAAACCTACCGCCAGGTACATTATATAAATGTAAATATCTAGTACCTTCTGGTCCCGCGGTAACACGATAAGTTAAATCTGAACCTATAAGTCTATTTTTAATATTCCTATCTTGCATTCTTAATAGGATGTCGTAAGCGGGCATCATATAGTAAGAACCCACAATTCCCATTTGAGCAAAACCGCCAGCTCCACCCATACCGATACCTCCGAATCCTCCAAAACCACCCAAGAAAGGGTCGACTAACATTTCATTAAGTTCGGGACGACTATACCACATTATTTCATTTATTTCTCGTCCTGCTGGAATTTGATATATTTGTTGGTCTTTAACTAACTCTACATAGTCTTTTTTAAGAATCCACGGGCCCATTGTTTGAAGACCTACAATTTTAGAATAGGCGTATGTAAAAGAACTTTCCCAATCCAAACTCCTGGTAGTATATGCTCTAGCTAAGTCTGCTTCATCTACATTAATTCCGTCTAAAGATGCCCATTGATTTTCAATTAACCAGTCATTCACATACATAGCATAATCTTGTATCGCTATCTCCAATAAAGAGTCTAACATATCGTCTTCTAACTCCACTCCCACTATTGGTGCACCTAGTTGGTGTCTAAGTTGAGTGTAGAGTCTCTGTTTGTCTAAAATACTAACGTTACTTGGCATAATCTTTTATCTATAAATATTACTAATTATGATAGTTTCAAATATTATGTAACTCATTAAATAATTCTTGCATAATATCTGTATCTGGTTCTATGGTAATATCACCCATAACAGTATCAATTACATTTTTCTTTTTTTGTAATATATTATAAATTATTCTTTCAAGAGTGTTATCAAATATGGGGTAAAAACAAGACACGTTCTTTTTTTGTCCTATTCTGAAAGCTCTATCTTCAGCTTGGGAGTGGTCTGATGGAACAAAACTTAAATCATTCATAATGACTGCTTCAGCTGCTGTCAAAGTAATTCCTACACCACCCGCTTTTAAATTAGATATGAATATTTTTATTTTTGGGTTGTTTTGAAATTTGTCTACAGATTTTTGTCTTTCTTCTTTAGACATTTGCCCATGAAGTACGACAGAGTTTTTAGGATAATGTGAATGGAGTTCCATTAAAGGAGCAGTAAAGTTAGTAAAAACAATAACTTTTTTGTCTTGTTCTAAAATATCATTAATTAATTGTATTGTGTGTGTAATTTTACCTGAAGCTATAATTTGTCTAACTTTTGTAAGTTTAGCTAAATGTATTGTAATGCTTTCATTTTGGTTTTCGTCAGACCAAGACAAATACTCTCCCATTTCTTTTTCATATTCTGCAGACATTAGTTCTAAGTATATGGGAGTTATAATTTTATCTGGCAGGTCCAATACATCTTCTTTTAATCTTCGTGTAATCTTATCTTGTGTTCTATCTCTAAGTTCTTCTAAATTAGAAGCTCCGTTAACATTCCATATTTTTCTACCATTAGGGCCTCTAAATTGTCTACCTTCACAATATCTACTGACATAAGTAATCCAGTTACTAGCCACCCTACTATTTACTAGTTTTAATAAATTGTAGTAATTAATAGGTCTAGATGTCATAGGTGTCCCAGTAAGTAACCAAACCTTACCTAACTTATTAGATATTTGATTAATTATTTTAGTTCTTTGTGCTTTAGGATTAGAAATATAATGAGCTTCATCTATTATTATTCTTTCTATTCCAGAGTCTAATAAAATTCTTACACTATCGTCTTTAAAAGAATGAAAATTTTTAAGTATGTCGTAATTAATTATAATAAATTTACCTTCTTTCCACTTTTTACCTTCAACTATTACTACCTCTTCATTAGTGTAATTTTCTATCTCTCTTTTCCAATTTATTTTTAATGACGCGGGACAGACAACTAATGTTCGTTTACTATTTTCAATTATACTAGCTAGTACGGCAGACGTGGTTTTACCCAGACCCATATCATCAGCAAGAATATACATGTCATTTTTTAATAAAGCTTCTATTGCTGGTCGTTGGTGTTCCATTGGTGGTCTATGGGAAAAAGGACTATAGTCTATTTTTAAATCTTTTTGTTGTTGTTTGGGTACTATCTGTGACTTAGGTACCCAGAACGCGTGTAAATTATCCGCGTCTATAATTTTACCCCATATATGATAAGCCTTTTCACTTTCTACTAGAATTTTTTCTACCCATATTTTTTTAGGGGGTTTAGGTAATAAACGATTTTCTTGTAATTGTTCAGAAAGATAGGGGTCGATTTCAACAAATTTACGAGCTACCTTAGGTACAATGTCTTTGTGAGATATGATATAATCTACTTGGGTTCTACTAAGTTTATAATATTTACTTTTTGTCTTTTCTTTTAATTCTAAGACGTAATTATTTGCTCCACCATAGGTAGAGAGAATATCTAAAGCTTCTTTTTCCGGTATTCTTATTTCCAAAATAACATAATTATGGTACCTAAATATAAAGCAAAACTAGATATTTATAAATAACAAAGATTAACTATGTCTAAAAAAAGAGTACCGATAACTAGAGTAAATAAGTTTTTTGCTGATGAAGATTTTCGTTTACAGGAATCTATGGGGATGGAATATCTTCATGGTAATTTAAATTTTACACTTGTTTTATATAGTGTAGATAGGAGTAAATCCAAAGTAGATAATGTGTATTCTGAAGCAGCACCAGAAGAGATTAGGTTTTTCCCACCTGTAGAATTCAAAGCTTTAGTTAATATATCAGGACCAACTAACGATAGTTACGCCAACGGTTTGATGCGTTATTTAGAAAGTGGTAATTTAACCATTAGTGTTTATAAAAAAGAACTGGAACAGTTGGGAATAGATATAAAATATGGTGATTATATAGGTTACCCAGAGACTGAAGATTTTACTAGATACTTTACAGTAGCCAATGATGGTAGGGTAGCGGGAGATAATGCACATACCATACTGGGGTACAAGTCATTTTATAGGACAATAACATGTACACCAGTTAGTGAAAACGAATTTAACGGAATTTAATATGGGAAAAATAAATAAAAAAATTAAAAAAACACTAAATATGTATCCTGCGGTAAGGAACCAACCTCACTACCCATCTGGTTATGATGGAATTTCAGTTCCTAAACGTAGAAAACAGTTAGCTGAGTTTATAAGTGAAGACGGCACATTTTTACCTAAAAGTGTTTTACATGCTGATTTAGACTTAGGTTTATTAGATTTTGTTAAGGACAGATTAGTTTTTTCTATCAATGGAAAACCCATATCCTTTGTAGAACAAATATTAACAATACAAAGGTGGGGTGAGTTTACAGAGACATGGTCTTTTAGTGATAAAGATTTAAATCCAGAAATTCCTTTTTTAGTCGCTGTTAGAGACCCAGCGGTACAGTATGGTAGTAATCCCGCTTTAACATATACCATTCCAGATAGAAGAACTTTTCACTACGCGAAAGTACCCACTTGGGATGGCCAAAGAAAAGGTATGGACATATATAAAATACCACAACCTGTCCCTGTCGATATCACATATGATTTAAAAATAGTCTGTAATAGAATGAGAGAGTTAAATAGGTTTAATAAAATAATGATGCAGACTTTTACTTCTAGACAAGCTTATACTTTTGTAAAAGGCCACTATATCCCTATAATTTTAAATTCTTTAAGTGATGAAAGTCAAATTAGTGATAATGAAAAAAGAAAATTTTATACACAAAATTATCAATTACAATTACAAGGTTTTCTCATAGATGAAGAAGAATTCGAAGTAACACCAGCGGTGACTAGGAAATTACTCATGTTTGAAGTCGACACTAAGGCACGTAAAAAACCTATGGCGCCAACAAAAGAAAATCCAGAAAGTATTTTTAGAGAAACATTTACTGTAGATGCTGGGTTAGGTACTCTTACTGTACCTTTTGAATTTGACGCTAATATTGAAGTTATTGACACTACTAATAACAATAACTACGAAGTAAGTATTGAAATTGACGGGGTCTCCGATTTGGTTAGTGACGAATTTACAACTTACTATATATCTAAAGGCCAAAGTTTAATATTTACTCTAACCCCAATAGATGTGTCTCAACCACAAACAATAACTTTAGAAACAAAATTTATTTAAAGGTCTCCGTAAATGTCTTTTTTGGGGGAACACTTTTCTTTAATTAGTTTTTCCACAAATTGAAACATTTTTAATCCGTTTTTCTGACAATAGTCCTTTAATAGTTTGTGAACCCTGGTATCTATTTTAATGTTTTTTATCTTTCTAACGTCTTCCATACCCATAAGTATGAAAAAAGTATGATTTTTTTCATACACAACCTAACCATACTCGAAATAGTACCTATCTTTTGGGTTTAAACTTAATATTTATTAATAGAATAAAATAACTGATTAAAGAAAAAAATATTTAAAATGGCATCAGACGGAAAAGTTTTTGTATCACCAGGAGTGTATACTTCGGAAAAAGATTTAAGTTTTGTAGCTCAGAGTGTTGGGGTTACAACTTTAGGTTTGGCTGGAGAGACCTTACAGGGTCCAGCTTTTGAACCAATCTTTATTAGCTCTTATGGAGAGTTCCAAACCTACTTTGGTAGTTTAAGTCCTGAAAAATTTACAGAGACTCAAATACCTAAGTACGAATTATCATATATCGCGAAAGCGTATCTACAACAATCTAATCAACTCTTCGTAACAAGAGTATTAGGTTATTCTGGATATGACGCGGGACCATCTTGGTCTATAAGCACAGTAGGTAATGTTGACTGTGAAACAATAAGAACACAATGTTTAGACGTTTCTTCAAATGTTACCTGGAGTGGAAGTACTTGTAATATCAACACTGTCTACTCTTCAACTGGGTCAACCGCTAATGTAGAAAGTGGAACCGTAGAGGTCTTTTTCTCAGCAGGAACATCCTATGGCGACAGTACATTAAGTACTTCACCAACAGTATTATTACCAAACCCAATTCAAAGTGTTCTTAATAATACTATAACAAAAACAGACGGTAGTACAACTACTGTGGAGACAGAAATTAACTCGTTGTTAAATACAGCAGCGTCTAGTTTCTATCACCCGTATACTTGTGCTACAGCAGCTACACCATGTTATTTAAGTTTAACAGGGACACCAACAGAAAGTGTTTTTGGTTGTCCTTATGATGGGGATGAAGCAGAAGGTAACACTTTGGTTAACGGAGCTTTCCCAGAATGGGACGGTAGTGCTTTCGTAACAACTTACCAAAACGAAATGAGTGCAGCAACATCCACTTCTGTATTAGGTGGTAGTTGTAGCCCAAATTTCTGTGATGACATTAATGACCCTTGGTTATATAGTTTCTTTAATATTATACCTAATACAGATTCATATACTGGTTTCTCTTTAAGTGTTGGGATTAGCCCAACTGACATTGTAGATATTAGTACATCGGCAGCAACCACATCTTATTCGGGTGTTAGTAGATTTAGTGTAACTTACTTTACGGGTTCAACCTTCTGTAATTATGATGATTTAATTGTAGCGACTTTACGTTCTAGAGGTATAAGTACACAAACTTCAGGTGGTCCTGTTTATGAAGTGACAGGTTTAACTGATGTACAAATGGTTTGTACGGGTTCTACTTTTGGAGATGTTAACACAAACCCATTCGCTACTTTTGGGTTAGATGTTACAAATAAAGAAGGTTCTACTTTTAGATTTGAAACTTCTATGTCACCAACTTCTAAAGATTACTTAAAACGTGTGTTCGGTACGGCTCCTTTTGATAAAGACATGTCTACGGTACCTGTTTTCGTTGAGGAAGCTTACCCAAATATGTTATCATACGCTTACAAAAAAGGATACATAAAAGGATTAAATTGTACTCTATTAGATTTACCTTCTTTTAGAGCAGCTACAAATACTGGAACTATTGGTTTCTACCAAGAACAATGGCAAACACCAGTAACACCTTTCTTAGTTTCTGAATTAAGAGGTACTAAAGTTTATAAATTATTTAGATTCGTTTCAATCGCTGACGGAAACGCTGCAAACACATCAATTAAGATTTCGATTGTTAATATTTCTTTTGAAAGAAATGAGTTTGACATCCTAGTTAGAAACTATTATGATACAGATGCTTCACCTGTAGTCTTAGAAAGATTTACAAGATGTAGTATGAATCCTAACGAAAATTCTTTCGTTGGTGTTAAAGTTGGAACAGCAAATGGTGAGTATGAACTTAAGAGTAGATATATAATGGTAGATATCGACCCAGAACAAGAGTCAGACGTTAACAGACATGACGCAGTACCTTGTGGGTTTGAAGGTTATATAACTAGAGAATATCAAGGACAACAAAGCCCAACATTATATTATAAAACACATTATAACACTCCAGGGGAGGTTATTTGGAACCCTCCTTTCGCAATAAGTGCAGGTGTAGATAATGAAACAATTAGTGTTGGTGATAAAATAAGAAGAGTTTACTTAGGTATTTCAGACACAGCGGCATCCGCTTATGATGATGACTTCTTCCAATATAAAGGAAAACAAGCACCAATTAAAAAGTGTGATGACCCAGATGGTGATGATTGGAATTGTTTAACTCAAGGGTTCCACATGGATTCAGGAGCTACATGTACTAACACTTTAGGAGAACTTTGTGTAACCACCCAATGTAAAAATTGTGGTACTGGAACTACAAGTGAAAATCAATTCGCGGTAGGAGCAACATCGTTTAGAACAGAACCTACTAGTCCTCAAGACCCATACTATACTTTACAGTCTAGAAAGTTCACAATCGCACCTTATGGTGGTTTTGATGGTTGGGATATCTACAGAAAATCTAGAAGTAATGGAGACTCATATATTAGAGGTAAATCTGGATTCCTAAATGGGGCTTGTTCTACAACTGCATATCCAAACGCTGATGGGGACGGTTCGTTTAAATTACTTGGTTCTACTCCTTGGGGTGAATCTGGGTTCTTTGCAACAACTGACTACTACGCTTACTTATTTGGTATAAGAACATTTAGAAACCCTGAAGCTGTTAACGTGAATGTATTTGCTACACCAGGTATTAACTATGTAGATAATAGTAATCTGGTAGAGGAAACTATTGATATGATAGAAACTGAAAGAGCGGATTCATTGTATGTTACAACAACACCTGATTACAACTTATTTGCACCAGGTGCTACCATAGCAGCAAACATAATCCAACCTACAGAAGCAGTAGATAACTTAGACCTTACAGGAATAGATTCTAACTATACCGCAACTTACTATCCATGGGTACAGTACAATGACCAAGAAAACAATACAAGAGTATGGTTACCACCTACTTATGATGTAATGAGAAACATCGCTTTAACAGATAACATCTCATTCCCTTGGTTCGCATCCGCTGGTTACACTAGAGGTATTGTAAACGCGGTTAAAGCTAGAAAGAAACTTACTCTTGATGAAAGAGATACGTTATACGCTGGTAGAATTAACCCAATCGCAACTTACTCAGATGTAGGTACTATTATTTGGGGTAACAAGACTTTACAAAGTAGACAATCTGCTTTAGATAGAATCAACGTTAGAAGATTGTTATTACAGGCTAGAAAATTAATTTCGGCAGTCGCAGTTAAATTGTTATTCGAACAAAATGACGAACAAGTAAGAAACGAATTCTTAGACTTAGTTAACCCAATCCTAGACTCTATTAGAAGAGAAAGAGGTTTAACAGACTTTAGAGTTGTTCTTTCTGACGACCCACAATTGATTGACCAGAACACATTAGAAGGTAAGATTTACATAAAACCAACTAGGTCTCTAGAATTTATCGATATTGAATTCTTAATTACACCTACTGGAGCATCATTTGAAAATGTATAATAATAGAAATATAAAATTTTAAAAAATGAAGTTAAGTTATAAAAAAGGAAAATTAGGTAAAAGTTTAGGTCAAAAATCCTCCTCAAAAAAGACTTTTGGAAATAAACCACAAAATATTTCACTTAGTGAGTCACAATTTACAAGACTTATGGAAAACTTTGTACTGGAAGAAGAGTCAGCTGCGTTTTATAATGAGATAGATGCAGAATTAGCTGAAGAATTCGGTGATGGAGATTATCATGGTGACGCTAACTTTAACCCAGAAAATTTCAACAATCCTATGGACTTAGATGAAGAAGAAAAAGATATGGATGAGGGTAATGCATTCGCATATGAAGTTAAAAAAGCTAAAGAAGAAGGTAAGAAACCAGGTGATAAATTTACTGTGGATGGTAAAGAGTACACATTAGAAGAAGAAAAAACCAAAAAGTTTGATAATAATCCGGCTTTAAAGGGTAAACAAAAAAATAATTTACCAGATTCACTTCAAAAAGCTATTATAAATAAAAAAGGGGGTACAGAGTTAGATGAGTTAGATAGTAGAATGTCTTATGAAAAAGGTATGTTTAACGCTGGTGACGGTGCAGATGACGAATCATTTGATGGTCATCACTATAAACATAGTGTTATAGGTGCATATGATAATGATTTAACTGGTAAATCCCGTAGAGGTGAAGTTTATGAAGATTCTGAAGGTGAAGAAGCTTACCGTTATGACTCGATGATTGGAGATGATATGGGTAGATTACACCATTTAGAACGTGAAAAAGACCATTCTCATGGTGGACACAAGTCTAGTTTAGAACACCACATCAACGCTTTAATTAAAGATATGAAATATGACGATAAAAGAGGTGTGGGGCATGACGACAAATATCGTAGAGAACCAGGAACACACTTTTATCATGAAGGTAATGGATTTGTAAACGAATCTAAAAAAATGTCTAAAAGACAAAAAGCTAGACTTTTAAGTGAAGCTAAACGTGAATTAAATAGACGTTTAAGAAAATAATATAAAATACATCTATATTAAAAAAGGGTCCTTAATGGACCCTTTTTTATTACGAAAAACTAAAACGTCTTTTGTTGTAAATTTTCCAAGCTTCGTCATTGTCATATTTTTTATTGATTTTTTCAACAACTTCTAAAGGTAACTCTGTACCACTTAAATCTTTTTTAGTTATATCACATTTAATATTTGTGATTTGACTGTTTAATGAAGACATTTTAGAGTTTAGTTCAGCAATTTGTTTTGCCAACTCTTCTTTTTGTTTTTTTATTTTAACTAATTCTTCGTTATTGTTAAAGTCTTCTTCCCAAGCTTCCTCATATTTGTCAGACACATATAACTCAACATGGTTATTGACATATCTTTCGTTTATATTAGAAACTTGACCTTTAAGGTAATCGTTAATTGTATCCAACAACCTATTTGTAAAAATTTCAGTTATTCTAGGAATGTCATTAATAAAAGTGTCATAGATACCATCATACTTTTCAATTTTCTTTTTTCTTGTACGAATTCCAGTAAATTTAAATTCTACTCTATGTGTTTCGTGCATGTTATAACATTCTTCCTTTTCTCTAATGATTTGAGAAAGTTTAACAGCTTTTAATAATTGTGGGTTGATAGATTTAAGTGTTTCTACAATTTCTGGTTTAAGAACAACATAAACACTCATCCAAAGTGAACGGTCAAAAGAATATTTAGCGTCAACTGCTCTATCCACATTTTTTTCTGAATGTGAAGTTTTTACTATCACATCATCTTGTGTAATTCCTTCTACAATTGTTAAGTATTCTTTGTCGTTATTAAATAAACTTTCTGTTTTTTCTATGTTCATGTTTTTCTTTTTTGGTTTTGTTATACACAAATATAAGAGCTTTATATGAAACTACCAAATTAAATTTAAACTTTTTTTATTTGTTTACTAAATATTTTTTATTATATTTGTATCGAACTTTAAAACACAATAAATGAAATTAGCCCTTTTTGATTTTGATAATACATTATTCAAAACCCCTTATGATGAAGACCCCGACTATATGAATAAACCAGCAAGTCTTTCCATCTACAAATGGAAATTCGAACCAATACTTGAAACCATAAAAAAGTTTAAAGAATGTAAAAAAGAAAAAAACACAAAAGTTATCTTACTTACAAATAGAATTGATGGTGTTTACTTACAACTAAAAACTTTATTAGAAGAACACGGTTTGGTGTTTGATGACTACAAGATGATTATTGGTGTTGATGGTGATAGGTCTAAAGGTAAACGAGTAAAAGATTTAATACTAACTAATAGTGTAGATTCTATAGAGTATTGGGAAGATAAAGATAAACATATAAATGATGTTAAAAACACAATGGACTTTTTTCCAGAAATAGAATTAAAAATAAATAAAGTTGTTATTTAATTCTGTGAATACTACCAGTAGCTCTTTCACCGAAAGGTAAGTCTTTGGTGTTATCTACAATCCAATAATTGTCTACCATAGGTATTAAATCTTTAACCACCCTTCTAACTTTGTCATGATAATCTATAACCATATCAGTAGGTAAACTACGGTCTCTTTGTAAATTTCTTTCTAAAGCTTTGTCTAAGTCGGTAACGACATGAACTATAGTTACGATATAACCATTTTCTTTAGCTAAGTTAATTACCTCATTCATGACCTCTCTTTGTCCTCCTCCAGCGTCATAAACTATATTAGGCATCTCATTTCTTTCAGTATCCAAAAAGTTTTTTAAAAACCTAATAGTTAAATTTCTCGGGTCAGAAGTTGTGTAGGACATATCTAGAATTTTTTGATAACCCTCATCGGTAGATATATTTTCTTTCCACTGGTCACCCCATATTTTTTTAGCTAATGCTACTCTATAATTGTCTACATTAAATTGTTTGTAGTTTGGTAAGTCTATAAAATTTTGAGTCACAAAACTTTTACCAGCACCTGGTCCTCCAGCGATAATTACAAAATTACCTTGTGGGTTATCAAACCCCACAACCCTAGACTCTATAAGCATTAACTTTTTAATTTTACTAATTTCTTTAAGTAACATACCTATAAATATATTTATGATTAAGAATATTGGATTATACTTCTTTACTATATTTATAGTATATACAATAAAAATTAGTTGAAAAATTTTACATAAATGAACTATATTAGAAGAATTCTTAGGGAGTACACTGAACAACCTTTAAATGAATTAGCTAAAACTAATCGTCTAATACTTTTAGACGTGGATGATACACTACTTAAACCTACTGGAGTATACATATATAGAAATTTGCCTACAGACGGACAGGAAGTAGCTTTAACACCGTATGAATATGGTTTAGAACACGTCACACCCGAAACTAAAGAATATTATGATTATAGGGATTTTATGGACCCCGTAAAGACACAACAATCTATAGAACAAGCAGAACCTATTGTAGCTAACCTATCAGTTATGGATGATTATTTAAAGTTAGGTCACCAAATTGCAATATTAACCGCAAGGTCTAATGAGGATATCGTATTTGACGGATTAAAAGAATTTTTAATGTATAAAGATAGTAAAGGTAATTTAGTACCTATAGGAGATAGATTATCTAGGGAAAACGTTTACGCTATTAACGATACTGAAAGAGTTAAGACACTTGAGTCTCAAACAGACTACGAAAAAAAGGCTGAAGTCGTAGAAAAATTATTACAAAAGTATGACGAAATAGTTTTTATAGATGACGACATGAAGAATGTAAAAGCAATGAGATTATTAAAAAGAGATTTACCAGAAGAACTTGCTAAGAAATTATTTGTAATGCATGCTAAAGAATAATTCTTATTATAATATTTATATTATGTAATAGCTTTTATGCTTTATTAGTATAAAAGTCAATAAACAAAGTAAAGGGTCTTTTTGAACTATTTTTGAAAACCCGTATATTTATTAAGAAATAACAATAGAAAACAAAAAAAATTAACATGGCTGATTTATTAATGAAAATGCCCATACCGTATGAACCTAAAAAGAAGAATAGGTTTATCTTGAGGTTTCCTTCATCTTTAGGAATTAACGAGTGGTATGTGGAAAGTACTTCTAGACCAACAGTTAACATTAATTCTGTAGAGATTCCATTTTTAAACACATCTACTTATGTTGCAGGTAGATTTACTTGGAATACGATTAGTGTTACATTTAGAGACCCTATCGGTCCTTCTGCTTCACAAGCATTGATGGAATGGGTTAGATTACACGCAGAATCAGTAACAGGTAGAATGGGATACGCTGCAGGATATAAGAAAGACATTGATTTAGAAATGTTAGACCCTACAGGTGTAGTTGTTGAGAAATGGATACTACAAGGAACATTCTTAACTGATGTTAACTTTGATAGTCTAGGATATAGTGATGACGGTATCGCAACTATATCAGCAACACTAAGACCAGATAGATGTATTTTGGTATACTAATATTATAAACATATTAACATTAAGACCCACACTATGTTGTGGGTTTTTTGTTTAATGGAGCTTTGTTTTTTTCTTTAGGATATGGTTTTTCCTCCCACAAACACTTTAAAGATTCGTCGAAGACTAATAAGTATCTGTGCTTACGTTCACGAGGTCTCCACTCACCCTTCTTTCCTTTTACAGGACCTCTTTGATGTTTAACGAAAGAACCATCCTCTAGTTCGAACCAAAAGTCTTTTTTAGGTGAAGTTAAACCATAATATTTGAAATTAGTAGCTTGATAGATAAATCCAGTATGTAAAGAAGAATCGGCATAAGATAAAATAGAACGAACAGTAGTTTGTTTTTTAAGTAACTTAATACTTTTAGATACAAACCAAGACAGTAAGTTTTTTTGTACAGATTCAGGTATTAAACATAACCTTCCTAACTCATATATTCCCTGTTGTTCATTTCTTAACAAACCAAAACAACCTTTTACTGTTTCTGGAACTGAAGGACTATGGAAAATACAAACACCAATAAGTTTTTCATCTTCAAATAAACCAAAATTAAAACCTGACCTAAAACCTTTATTTACTTTTGATAAATAATGATGAGATTTAAGTATATACTTACTTTGTTCTTTGGTTATATTACGTATAGATAAGTTTTTCTTCATGGAATACTTATAATAAGATTTATAGTAAAATATATAAAAAAAAATTTAGAAAACAATAAAATGGACCCAACTCAACAATATTCAGACCCATCACAGGCAAACATACCGTATGATTTAGTATCCTTACCATCTAAAGGTATGTTTTATAGTAAACCTATAGATAAAGTTAAGGTGACTTATTTAACAGCTGCAGACGAAAACCTATTAAGTTCACCTAACCTTGCTCAATCAGGAAATTTAATTGATGAACTGTTAAGAAGAAAAATAATTGGTGGTGACATTAAAATAGAAGAAATGTTGGAATGTGATAAACAAGCGGTTCTAATTTTCCTTAGAAACACTTCATTTGGACCTACTTATACTTTTAATTTAACAGACCCAAAAACAAACAAACAGTTTGAATATGTACACGACTTAAGTAATGTGACTATGAAAGAGTTTAACCTAGTCGCGGATGAAAAGGGTGAGTTTGAATATGTTTTACCATTAACACAAAAAAAGGTAAAGTTTAAATTTCTTAATTCACAACAAGAAAAAGAGTTAGAAACTTTAGATGAGTCTTATAAAGGCACAGTAGCTCCAAAAATAACTAAAAAGATAGAATTATTAGTTCAAGAAATAGAAGGTGAAAGGGATAAAGGAGCTTTAGCTCAAATGATTCAAGGAATGCCAATAAAAGATTCACAGGAATTTAGAAAATATGTAAAAACTAATGAACCTGGGTTAGATTTAAAAATTACCACAATAGCACCGTCAGGAGAGGAGGTAACAACTTATGTTGTCCTTGGTGCTCACTTTTTTCGTCCTTTCTTCGGATTACAGGCAGAGCGTGCTCGACGAAATCTATTATCTTGTAAAATTCGCAAATTTTTCTCATGAAAACCTAATTCGTATGCCTATATACGAACGAAGATATTATCTAGGCAAACTTATTCAAGAATATGAAAAGAAAAAAGAAGAGATAGACAAAGCCAAAAACAATCAACAACGTTAAAAATACATACTTATCTATTTATAGATAAAAGACTAAAACTATGAGACCAGACCAATATAGGAAGTACGTATCCGAGACCGGGGGTAACATGTCAAAAGCGAACTGGGACAAATTAGATGATGCGGGTAGAAAAAGAGAATACGACAATGCGAAGAGATTGAAAAATGCATCTACTTCTAATTCTAGTTCTAGTACTCCTTCTGAAGCTTCTACGATGATATTAGACGCCGAAGCAATGAAGATACAAAAGACCATTCTCGCACTCACAAGTGAGACCGTCGATGCTCAAACTAAACAAAACACTTTAATGCAACTCGCTGTAGACTTTATAAATAAGGAGGGTGTCATTAGGAAAAGAATAGTCCAAGACCTAGGTCAAACCGGTGAGTTACAAAGTAGAAATGTTAAAATTATTGCTCAAGCTGGTGTGGAAGCGGCATTATATGGTGTTTCGATGGATAAGTTATTAGAAACCGTATCTCAGTTAAGTAAAACAATGGGTACAAATATTTCTTTTGATGACAATGACATTGAAAGAATTGCTATATTTTCTGAAGCTATGAACGTTAGTTTATATGACGTAACCCAAATGGTCAAACAATTTGAAATGATGGGTATCGGAATTGACGGTGCTATAGACAAAGGAAATGAAATGGCTGAAGTAGCCAGAAATATGGGTGTTAACATGGATAGATTCATGGAAATCATAGCCGACAATATGGATATGATGAACACCTATAACTTTGCAGATGGAGTTAAAGGTTTTGCTAAAATGGCAGCCCAAGCACAAAGATTGGGCTTAAGTATGTCTACTACAGCCGCTCTTGCTGAAAAAGTCATGGACCCAGAAGGTGCAGTAGAATTAGCAGCAAATTTACAAGTTATTGGTGGTGCTGTTGGTGATTTAGCTGACCCATTTAAGTTAATGTACATGGCAACGAACGATGTTGCAGGACTACAGGACGCTCTTGTTAACGCAGGAAAAGACCTTGTTGTGTTTAATAAGGAAACTGGTGAAATGAGTATCCCACCTACAGCTCAAAGACAAATGAGAGCTATGGCGGAAACTCTAGGAATGTCTAAAGAAGAGTTTGCTGAAATGATTAAACTTCAAGGTAAGTTTGACGCGGTAATGACTCAAATGAACTTTTCAGCTTTTTCTAAAGAAATGGAAGATTCTGGTGTTGGTGATTATATCGCTAGTATTGCTCAGATGGGTAAGGGTGGAAGATACCAAGTACAGGTAGATGGTGAAATGAAAAATGTGGACATGTTAACACCTGATGACATGAAACAACTACAAGAAGACGCAAGACTAAAAGAACAACAAGATAAATTGACTGAAAAAGACATAATGTTGGAACAGACTACAGTATTAGAGTCTATGAATAGGTCACTTCACGCTATAGCAACAAAAGGATTTGATATTGCACTAGACACATTAGACCCAGCCGGTGCACAAGAATATGTTGGGAAACCATTGACACAAGCACTGGGTAAACAACCAGGTGCTGATGTTCCAGGAATGATAAATGACGGTGCAATACATAAGATGGGTAGTACTCTTAAAGACTATATGTTTATGGGAATGAACGGTGTGTTTATGGGTAATAATAGTACTACCAACCCCATTGATTGGAAAAGTATTGGTACTATGATTGGTGATGGAATAGATATGACCCTAATGGGGGTGTTTGGTGGAGGTGGTACAGTGGATACGTTATTTCAGAATATATTTAAAGACAAATTCAGTGATGAATATTCAAGAGACGCGGAAGATTTCATGTTAGGTCAAGGGCAAACCGCTGGTGTTATAACAACCAAAGGAGCGTTAATTAAACCCTCACGTAACGACACTGTGATAGGGGTAGACTTAACCGCGGGTGCTACTACTCCAAATATGGGAGCCTTAAACACGTCAACAGCTACAAATCAAACAATAACCTTAAACACAAATAAAATAGAAGGAAGTATAGACCTTAAATTAGACGGTAGAAATTTAGGTAAAATGAGTGGTAGAGAAATAGTTGACGCTATATTCTCAAACCAAACCAACGCTATTGTACTTAAAGAAGCGATAGCGTCAATTAGTACTAAAACTGCACCTGGTGGAATAAATGAAATGAACAGTCCTTTTGCCTAATAAAAATAATAGTCGATATTTATTAAAAAAGATATTAAATGCCTGGACAACCACAAAATAGTAATAGTAATCCATTAAGTTTTTCAGGGACTAAAGCCTTACGAGATTTACTCCTAACTAAAAACTTACCTAACCCAGAAGGACTAGGACCATACGGTAATTACACTAATTCTACTTACTCGACAGCTTCTCTAGCGGTCAAAGATGTGATAGACCAACCAGATGTTACAGAAACCTCAGAATTTTTTGTAGATAAGTTATATCTAGCTAACGCTTACGGTCCAGAAGGTGGATTTGGAAATTTTATAAAAATTTATACTACTAGTCAGGGAGTACCTAAGGTTAATGAAGGTCCATACCCTAATTTTACCGCACCAGAAACAGGGACTGGGTTATTTGGAGAAAACCCGTTTCGTTTAGTTGGTAGGTATTATTCTCCTATTGATATATTATTAGGGGTTTCAGCGGAAGGACTTTTATCACAAACTTTATTACAAGATAGTCCTTTACAACAAGCGGGAGCGATACAACTAAGGTCAGAATTTCAAGAAAGAATAGCACAAGAACTATATCAAGAAACAATAGGTAGATTAAGTTTTGTTGACGCATTACAAGACCCAGTTGATGCTTTGGATATTGTAACAGGGAGACAACCATTAATTGAAAGAAACTATAGTATAACACAACCCAAATCAATTGTAGGTAAAGGATTAGACTTTGTTTCTAGAATAACAGGTGTTTATGTTCCTTATTCTTATATCCCTGGAGATTACTTTGAATTAGAACCACCTAGAGGTTTAAGTAATACTGGAAAAGTAATTTCAGATATAACAGGTATATTAGGTTCTTTAATAGGTATACCTAGAAGACGACAATCACCTTCACAAAGATTTTTAGAGTTTACTGGTGGTGGAACTAAATCTAAATTATTTAAAGCTATTAGATACAATAAATACGGTCCACAATATGGTGAAGGAGCTCAAGCACAAACAGCTATTGGAGCTGGATTTGGTGAAGCAATTGACTTTATCGGTGGTGGAATTTTAGGATTTGGTAATAACCCACCAAACTTACCACAATATATTGGTGGCCCAAGGAATAGAATAGTGGACATGACTAGTCCACCAGATAACACATACGCTGGTAAAAATTACGTACCAATATATGGTCCAGACGCGGTAGCTAAAGAGTTTGATTCCAACGACTATAATTTTGGAATGAAAGGTAGGACTTATACAGACCAAGGCAATGTACCAGCTGGTTTTACTTGGTTTACCGATAAAACTCCAGGTGGAGGATTTTTAAACAGCATCCCTTCACTTTTTAATAATAACGCTAACAATAATAGACAAGGACCTCAGGAACCAGGAGCTTCACAAGGTCCAGAAGGTTCCACCGATAACACAACACGGTATGAGGTACCTAATTCTTATGATGATACTAAGTCTACAAATTATTCTTTTAGGGAAGATAGTATCATGGATACGACTCAACAAATTATAGATTCAGTACCTAAAGGGGGAGCAAAACTTAAATCAGTACCTCACGCTATGAACCAAGTTAGTAAAGTATTTAACGATGGTTACAAAGAATTAACTAAAGGTTCTAGAGTACGTAAGTTTGTTAACACAGACCCCACATCTGGTAATGGTGTTGAAGAAGCTAGAGAATATTGTAGAGTGTGGACTAAAGATATACCATATTATACTTACGATAAACTAGTAAGGCATAGAAGTAATATTAGACAAGAAACGTATTCTGTTTTAGACAACCCATTTAATTTAAATATAGTACCACATAGAACTGATGAAACAGGTAAAGGTTCAAGTAACATAGTAAATGGGCAAGTTAAAAAATATATGTTTTCTTTAGAAAATTTAGCTTGGAGAACTAGTAATGAACCAGGATTAACTTGGGACGATTTACCTTCTTGTGAAAAAGGACCAAATGGTGGTAGAATAATGTGGTTCCCACCTTATGATTTATCTGTTAATGAAGCTAGTAGTGCTAATTGGACAGAAAATAGTTTTGTTGGTAGACCAGAACCAGTCTACACTTATAACAACACTAACAGAACTGGTTCACTTAACTTTAAAATCGTGGTGGACCACCCAAGTATTTTAAATTTAATAGTTAGAAAAGAATTAGAAAAATTAGGACCTGCCGAAACAGACGCAATTGTTGATTCATTTTTTGCGGGTTGTAAAAAATATGATATTTTTGATTTAGCAAGGAAATGGAAACAATTTTCAGTTAAAGAACTAGAAGAAATTCAAGAAGTAATTAATACCACTTGGAATGAGGAATCGTATACTACAGTTACAGAAGACCAAATAACTGAAGATGTAATACAAACAGTAGACGAAGTAGAAGACTTTACACAAAAAGAAATGCCTACATTTTACTTTGACAACGATTACCCCAACCCTAATACTAATGACACAACAACAACATTAAGTTTTGTGGATACCGCGACGGGAAGTTGTTCTAAATGTTCTAGATTTGGTCAATATCTTGTAGTAGGAGGAACCTCTTTCCAAAGTCAATTAAATAACGCACCAACTGAAACAGATAAAAGCAGTTTAAAAAATTTTTTCCAACAAAAAGCATACCCACAATATAATGATGTTTGGCCAGCTTTTGCTTTAAAACTTAAAGGTATGTTAGACGCTGGAAATATCGAAGTCACTGTAACCTTAATTGGTTCTGCAAGTTCTATCGCTACTTCTGCCTATAATAAAAACCTTTCTAAAAGAAGAATTTCTTCGGTAATAAATATGTTTAAAGAATATGAATTAGGTGGTGAAAAAGCTTTTAAAAAATATATTGATGAGGGTGTATTAAAAATAGTACAAGACCCTAAAGGTGAAGAACAATGTAATACAGATACTGGAGGAACTGGTGAAGGGGTTGGTGGTGTAGGTTTAAATGAAACTGGTGTGGTTGGAAGTTCAAGTGCAACTGGTTCAGGTGGGTCAGACGCTGTGTTTTCCGCTAACGCTGCTGGGTGTAGGTATGTTAGAGTAAATCTAGTTAAACCCGACCCCAAACCATACAACAAAACAATAGAGAAAGTAATCCCTGGTGAAGAAATAACAAAAAGAAGATTAGTTCCAAGTCAACAAATAACTCAAATAAAGATTGAAAAAGAAAAAAATACTAGACGAGAAATAGCTAACAAAGTACTTAGAAAATTAGTTACTGAATGTGATTATTTTGATATGATAAAAGAAGAGAATGAATTTATTTATGATTCACTTAAACAAAAATTTAAATTTTTTCATCCAGCTTTTCACGCTATAACACCAGAAGGTTTAAATAGTAGATTAACTTTCCTAAATCAATGTGTTAGACCAGGAGCCACAATGCCTACCAAAGTGGAAGGTGGAGGTTCTACAACCTCTAACGCTGCTAAAAATACAGTTTTTGGAGCACCACCAATATGTGTACTTAGGGTTGGTGATTTTTACCACACAAAAATAGCTATAGACCAAGTTAGTTTTACGTATGACGATAATTTATTAGACCTTAATCCAGAAGGTATAGGTGTCCAACCTATGATAGCTTCAGTTAGTATTACATTTAAATATTTAGGTGGACAAGGAATAAAAGAACCTGTAAGTAGATTACAAAATGCTTTATCATTTAACTTCTTTGCTAATACTGAATTTTACGATGAAAGAGCTGTAATGACAGTAACAGATAAAGACCCAGACGAACAATTGTGGTTACAAAATAACGCAGATTTAATTAAAGACGCTCCACAAGAAGAAATCGCTGAAGACACTGAAAATGAAGATACTTCAGCAAATGACGGTTTAACTATTGGTGATAGAATGACCACAGTTAATAGTTCTTCAGGGTTTACTGGAACTATAAATTATAAACAAACATATATAGATTATAGTAGAGCTTCTTTCGAATACATTCAAAAAACTAATACTGTTTTAACTGAATTTGCAAAAACTAACAATTATATCTCTGTACCATTATTGTTAAATGAAAAAGAGTGGGATACGGGTGTAGTTTATTCTTGGGATGGTAGTGTTAATGATTATAACGAATTGGGTGGAACTTTAATAGGTATACCACTTAATTGGGAAAATAGAGTTACAGATTTGGTTGTAGACTATAAAAGTAAAATAGATAACGGAACTACTACCATACAAACAATGTTAGACCCAACACTAGACAGTAATCAAAAAAGTAATTTAGTTACATTTCTAAAAAATAAAACAGATGAAGCGGAAATAAATTTATTAACCGAGTTAAGTACTTTATACGGTGAATTAAAAAATGTACACTTAGAATACATTAGAACATTAAATCCGTTAAATATTATAAACAGAGGTAGTGATGGTTATGGTGAAAACGGTTTGTGGACTTCACTAAAATTAAGTGGTGATACTAATGTAGATAGGACATCCAGTCCACCTCAACAACCTTTAACTGCTACGGATACGTTGGATGAACTAGGGTCGGACACCGAATTCATTAGTAATTTAAATGTAGCTTATACTGACCTGATGAATGGTTTTGGTAATATACTAATACCTAAAGGTAATAATAGGATAGACCCAGGTCAAGCAGGGCTAACTAATTCTGGGAATTATAGTCGTGTTGGTAACAATGCAGAAATTGAATGTAAAGACCCAGCCGCGGAAGTTACAAAAATTAAAGATATTGGAGCTTTTGACGAATATATTTTATTTGGAAAAGAAATATTTGATAAAAAAGTAGTTAAGGCTGAAACAAATAACTCCGCTATAAGAGATTTAAGAAAAGAAAGTTTACCCTATGAAAACGGTACGGGAAAATTCTTTGAAGATATGAATACAGCTTTAGATTTAAATAGTAATGTACCTATAGATGTTACAAACCTAGCATTTTTTAGTAACGAGTTTATTGATGTAATGAATGGTGGTATGGGAATAAACGAAAACTATTACCTAAGACAATTATTAACTATACAAGAATACATTGTTGAAGAATTTTGCCCTAGAGGTAAAAGCACATTATCTGAAGGTTTAGAACTTACTAGTACTTTTGATAAAAGTAACAGAGTTGACTTGAAAGATAAGAAAAAAAGAATTGTAAATTACGAAAAAGTAGAAGACCCAACCATAGAAGAAAGACTTCAAGTGTACCATAGTGGTAGAAATATAGAGGACCCTACATTTAATTTAAAGTTTAATTAAGATGGCACAATATTATAACAGATATACAGATTTTAACATTAACGGTGAAAACCTAACAGTACCTAATATTAAGTTACCACCTAAACCTTCGGACAAAAAGGTTATGTATAAAGTAAATCAATCCAGATTAGATAAAATTAGTCAACAATATTATGGTACACCTTATTTTGGATGGTTAATTTTACAAGCAAATCCATATGTTGGTGGGTTAGAATGGAATATTAACGATGGACAAATCTTGATTGTTCCGTATCCTTTAGTAGCTTCTTTACAAAGTTATAAACAAGCTGTTGACGAATATTTCTTTTTTTATGGTAAAGATGTTCCTATGAGAACCTATAGTGTGCCAAATATAGGTAATACACCGATTACACAAGTAACATCCACATCTACAAATACTTCGTCTAATGGCAACAATAATGTAAGTAGTACCACTAATGGAGGTACTTCTTACTAATAAATAAAAATTATGGCCGACGAAATTACAAATGGAGATAATGTCTTAGTCGAATTTGCGGAGAATAACGTACTACTTGTAGACCCTAACAAAGTTTTTGAAAAAGGAAGACCACAGGATAGGTTAGTCAACCACGAAAACTTATCCATATACGCTAATTTACAAGCCAGAGTGGTACCTAGAAGTAAATTAATTAGTGGTGCCGGTGTGGAAAATGAAACTCCTCAGTCTTTTGTTGATGTTTTTGAAGGTGAAATAAATTTTCTTAAACCAAGTGGTAAAGACTATTTTACTACTGATTGGACAGACACCCAAACAGGGAAAGGATTTAGGACACCAAACGGACCACTTAATCAAAAAAGTTTTATTAATACGATAGACGCTAACGGTAATTCACTATTAAGAGAAAAAATCACAAATAAAACAGATAACGAATCTTTTGGTATTGAGAATATTTCAGTAACCATAAACAAAGCTTTCACACCAATAGTAAATATAACTTTTGTAGATGTTAGGGGCCAAACTTTATTTGAACAAGGAGCTAATTCTCCATACGCTGCATTTTTTCAACTACCTTACCCATTATTTAAATTAACACTTAAAGGGTATTACGGAAAGGCAGTTCAGTATCAACTAATGATGGAAAAATTTAACGCTTCTTTTGATGGGAGTAGTGGAAATTATACAGTAACCTGTTCATTCAAAGGGAGGGTAGTAGCTTTATTAGCTGATTTAACATTACAAGAATTAAGGATAGCTCCTTATATGTTTACTAGACAGTATACGGTAAGTGACCGTCAAAATAATAATAAAGAACAAAAATTTATAACAAGTAAAGGAAGAGAAACCTTAACAAATGTTTACGAAAACTATAAATCATTAGGTCTGGTTACTCCTTCATTACCAGACATAACAATAGATGAATTGGTATCCAAAGTAACCAACTTAGAGGACGAATTACAAAAAGCTTTAAGTTCATACAATTTACAACAATTAGACCACATAGAAGAATATGATAGAGTTAGTGACCGATACCGTAAATCTATTTTGGCTAATGGTGGGTGGAGAGCAACTTATTGTAATACAGATATAACGTCACCACAAGGTCCAGTAACGGACTCTAAAGGAATCACATATTACAGATTAAAAGAGACATATAGAGACGGAGGTCAAAAAGAAAAAGACGCTGTTAAAAGATTAGAAGATATAATTACTAACTTTAATAAACAACTAAATCAAAATACTACATTTGGTAGTATTGGACCTAAAAAAATTCCAGTAAATATAACAGTACAAGATATTAATATATCACCAGCATTACCTCTTTCATTAATAAACGAAGGTAAAGTAGACCCTAAAAATACAGATAAATGGTTTGTTTTTTCTGGTGGACCAAATTTGTTTGAAGAAAAAATAGGTAAAATAATATCTTCTTTTGACACTAAAAGAAACATTATTGAAAAAAATTTAACTGATATTGTAAATGGATTGGTAATTGATATTTTAGGTTTTAAACCTAGTGTTAGAAATATATTCGCAATTTTAATAGCACACGCCGACACTTTTTTACGTTTAATGGATGAAACACATCGTGATTCTTTTAGTGTAAGAAATGACCCACGTAGGTTAAACGCGGTCAAAGGACCAGGTCAAGCCAGCACCAATACAGAATTACCAGAAGATAATTTTATATATCCTTGGCCACATTACTTCATCACAAAAGAAGAAAATGGGGCAACTTCATATGTTAGTACTTATCCAGGAGCTATAGGAGCTCTTTCCCAAACCAAAGCTTTTGATGCACTTTTATGGCCAGAGGTTTCATTTGTTGAAGAATTTTTTAAGGGACAAGCTTTAATTAAAGGAGACAGTAAACCTGATTTTTTTACAGACAATGTGGGAGAACCCTGGTTACCAGTAACTTCTTTTTTCATAGATGAACAAACAGTATATACTAATAAAAGTAAAGTTCCATTTTTATATGAAATGTGGGATAGAAGTACTATTTTTACTAACTTTTCTGGGTTAGCTACTAGATTAGAATTTAAAAATGCAAGAACAACATATAAATCTTTTGGTAATTTAGAATCAGCTAACCTTACCGATATTTTAGTTGGTGATTTTTCACTAAGTGAACAACTTAAAAACCAAAACTACACAGCAACCTCATTTCGAGAATTTTTACAAGCCATATCTCCATTAAATAATTATCAACTTTTAGTTAGGGATGAATACAGTACAGAATATATCAGAACTAAAATTAACGATAATAGGTTTGCTATAATGAGCAAAGTTAAATTTAACGGTTTAAATTATCAGTTAAACGAAATTAATGTGGATGATTCTGTTGGATTTTTAAAAGAAGCTCTAATACAACCTGCTATCCCTAATATAATAGAGACTTATCCTTTTTCACATTTTGATGGTAATCCTAACAATAGTTGGGTTTCTAATAACTTAGCTGGGGGACAAAGTATCGCGTCATATGAAAATTTAAACCATATTGCTGACGGAGTAGTGTATCTACCAAATCAACAAACGTATTCTTCAGACATACCTAACCAAACGTTATCAGGAATCATACCTAACATACAATTTTATACTGATGGTAACTGGTCTTATAGAACACTTACACAACTGATTAACGTTAAATTATTGAGAGAAGGTAATCTACAAAATCAAGCGCTTAGTTGGAAAACATATTTTGAAAATATAACAAATACCTACCCTAAAAATAGTAACTTTTTATTAACCGAAGGTGAAATTAACTATGGTGATAACTACAGTGGTAATACTTACAATAAACAAATAACTTCACTATTAAACACACCTTATTTTACAAACGCTTTTGTACAAGGAATAAAAAATCAAATAACCTTAGACACTAATAATATTGGTGATGAACATGTTTATAAAGCAGCAGCTTATTTATTTTTAAATTCGTTGCCACTCCCTACCCTTAGAGAGAAAAGTTTAAAAGTAGAACAAGATTATGTTAACGTTTATGGGGACTATTTAGGTAAAATATTAAACCAGGTTTCTGCGGTCCATAGTTTACCATATGCGTGGATATTAAAATATGGAAGTATATGGCATCGTTATAAAGAAAACATAGAGAACGGTACAGATTTTTTATCATCCGTTTGGGAAAATTTTGATTCTGCTGAGTATTTTAATAATTCTAATGGTACAAATCACATTTATAATTTAAATATTGGAATAAGTGCAACAACCTCAGGTACTACTATAGTGCCTATTGATTTTGCTGCACAATACAATAATGGACAAAATCAAAACACAATTAATTTAGGGTTCTACCCAGAATTAAATAATTATATTTATTATTTTATTACTGGTGAGGAACTATTATATAATAGTTTAAATATAACAGGTGCCGACATATCTTCTAGTGAGATAAACCTTAAAATAGATAATAAAGATTTATTTATAAACCAATTAGAAAGTTTATCTTTTTCTTCCCCTTCAGGTGAAACTACTTGTAATTTCTGGTATTCCTATTTAGATATAAACAGAAGTTCTTTTAGTTCGGGATATACAGAAACCGAATACCTACTGTTTCCATCTTGTGGAGGATTAGAATACCAACAATTAGAATTTGAAGAACAAAACATCAATAATTTAATTAATAATCCTATTGGACCAAACGGGTCTACTAGATTTATGTGGGGAGCTGCGGGATATGGATTTTTTGAACACAACACAAACACACTACCTAACCCAAATCAGTATCTAAAGGTTATAGACCCAAATATAGACGAACAAACAGTTTTCACAATAACAGATTCTAGTAACTATGCTAGTATAGAGGAGTTATTTGATGTTTTCACTCCAGATATTTTAGATGTGTTTGAAAGATACTTTTTGGACTTTACTAAAAAAGACACCCAAGACGACATATATAACACAACAGCTACAACTTCAACTATATTAGGAAATGTAGAAACTACTTTTCAGAGTCTATTCAGAGAAATGATGAAAGTAAAAAAATCACAATTAGATGAAAGTATGATGTCTAATGTAAAGTATTTAAATTATGATTTATATACGGCACAACTTAATAATATAAGTCAGATAATGAAAAACTTTTTGGGTGGACAACTGTCCTTTAATTTTTATAACCCTAAAGATGTTAACATTAAATCATTCAAATCATTTTTACAATTGGACGGTGCTGATTATTATGATTTTGGTAACTATAGTGGAAACCTACCACCTAATCTTACCCTTCTAGATTCCCAAACGAGTTTTCCAGACGAATGGAAAACACTACAATTGGAGGTAGGGTTTTATTCACCAGTCTTGTCTGGCCAAACAACAGATTTAATATATGGAGATTTGGGTAATTATGTTACTGATTTCTTCATAGAAAATAATATAGCTTTCACCTCTTCTAACATAAAATTATTACGTAAAGTTATAAGAATGTATGTAACTGAAAGGATTGTTTCAGGACCCAACCAACCAGTTGACGTAACAGAATTTAAAGGTAAAATATTTAATCAAATTATCGACAATTATAGTAATTTAAAAAGTGAGTACCTAACGCAACTTTTTCTAAGATTAAAAAAAGATTTACCCACTACTGTTTCTGGTGAAGTAGAAGAATTTCAAAATCAGTCTGCTTATCAATCGGATGAAAACAAATTGGAACAGTACATGGTTTTTAAAACACTAAACGATAAATGGATATCTGGAGAAGATTTTGGTTCAAAGTTTATATTTAAAGATTTTTTATTTTTAGACGTTGCAAATAGAGATATTGGAGATTTAGCTATATTAGATACAGACGCAATTAAAAACTTTACTAACCCTCAAAATGCGAACGCTTCCCTATTAACTATTATAGGTACTTTATTACAAGGTAATTATTTTAATTTTTATGGAATGCCTAGTTATATTAATTTTTATGGTATAGCTTCTAATACTAACACACCTATTCCTAAATTTAGTACACAAGATGAAGCTAATGCACTATTCGGTACCCATTTAGAAGTTGATTTCCTAGACTCTTCCCCAAAGTTTGTTTGTCAATATGTAGGACCACCATCAACCCAATTGTCCGACCTAGGACCCCAATCAAGATTTAATAATGACTCATTTATGTTGGGTAGGACTTCTGAAAATCCATTATTTAGTAATTGTAATGACCCAGCCAGATGTAATAAAGTTATGTCTTTTGCAGTAGATTTTGCAATTCAATCTCAGGGAATGTTTAAAGGTATAAGTTTAGACCAAAGTCAATTTAAAAATACTAGTGAATCTTTTGTTGTTACAGAAATGATGGCACAATCTGCTAATGATAATAGTATTATGACTCAAGGTTTAAGTCTTTTTAATATATATAAATCACGTTCATATACCTGTAAAGTAACCTCTTTAGGTAACGTATGTATACAACCTACAATGTACTTTACATTAAGAAATGTACCTATGTTTAATGGACCTTATTTAATTTTGGATGTTGAACATACGATACAACCAAATACAATGACAACAACTTTTACTGGAGTTAGAGTCCCATTCCATAAATTACCAGATATCCAAAACGTAGTCGCTAAACTTAATAAAAAATTAATAAGTAGAGTAAAGAAAAAACAAGAAACTGAAGTAAAGGTAGCTGAAGAAGGTGGGTTTAACGTAGAAGGTAGAGCTGAATATGAAAATGTGAAAAATAATAAAATATATTTTCCAGGTAGAAGTAAAACTAGAAAATATGTGGTTATCCATGTTACTGGTGGAATAAATTATGGTTCAGACCCTGTCGGTAATATAAATTCACAACATTTAAATAGAGGTTGGGCAGGAATAGGGTATCATTATTTAATTTCTAGAGGAGCTGCCGGTGGAGACAATGAACCAGATGGTACTCTATATGGAGCTAGACCTGAAAATAAAGACGGTGCACATGTCCAAGGACATAATCAAGAGTCTATATCTGTTTCTATGATTGCAGATTGTCAAAAAATTGGTTCTTATGATAGTAGTGGAACGTACGCAACTACAGCACAAAAAAATACATTAGAATGGACAGTACTTTATTTATTATTTGGTACCCAAATATTTGAATTAGAACCAAACCTAACATTTTCACAACAAAATTATGACGACATACCCGCTCATGAGAATATGAGATTAAGAATAAACCCAATTGATGTGACGGTGAACGACCCTAAGGTTACTAATAACAAAGAAAAAGGTGTTACTGTTAGTATGTGGAAACAAGTTGTTAAAGGACATAACGACTTTTCAAATAAAAGATGCCCATGTTTTAGAAGTCAAGAAGCTTTAAGTGGTACTTTAGGTAATAACTTAAGAAAAAAACTAGCTCAAATTTTTGAAGAAATAGAAAACAGTAATATAAAAGGTATTTCTAATATGAATCAAGCTATATTAAATAATGTATTACGAAATAAAGGATTTAAAGTAGTTCCTAGTCCTTATAGTACTGATGATTTAGCTTCAGGGTTATCAAATCCACCCGTCACTTCTAGTAACACTCAAATAATTACACCACCGAATGACGATATCGTGGGAGACCCAGGGCCCGTTGGGAATGATTACGCTTAGTTAGTTTTTTAATTAAGTCATTTCTTTAAAAACTAACTATTTATATACAAAAGAAATATATTATGAAAAATATAGAAAAAAATTTAGACAACTTTTTAGGAAATAAAAACACAAATAATAGAAATCTTAATATAGAAGAAGAGGGTTTTGAAGAAGTTTGTGATACAAAAACTGGAGAGTGTAAAACAATTAAAACTAAAGACGGACTTATCGAAAGGGTAAATAAAAAAGTTATCACAGAGGACGGAAGAAGTTTATTAATGGGATAAAAATCCAAATAAGATGAGTAAAAAGCAATTAATAGAAAGTATTTTATCTGAAGAATTAAAGAGATTTAATCAAATTGGTGATTATGTAAATGAACAATTTATGGGTTTAAGTAGTCAGAATGTTTCATTGATGGAACAGGAACCAACGGAGGATGAAGAAGAAGGGGGAGGAGACGAAGACCCTTTAGCAGATTTAGACCTTGGTGGTGACGAAGTTACTGACGATTTAGGTGGGGAAGATACTACCGACACTACAGATACTACCGACACTGCAGATACTGGTGATACTGAAGATTCTAGTTTAGAAACAGAAACCTCAGACAATACAGAAGAATTAGAAGTTACAGACATAGTTAATATGACTAAAGAAACTGGTGAAAAAACTGATGAACTAGAAACTACAATAAGTAAACAAAGTGAAAATTTAAATTCATTAATTGATAAATTAGATGACTTAGAAGCTAAACTTAATAACATGGATAAAATTATTTCAGCTGTAGATAATTTAGAGGATAAATTTGAAAAATATAGACCACAAACTCCAGTAGAAAAATTAGAGCTTAGATACTTAGATAGTGGACCTTTTAACCAATCACCTAAAAGTTATTGGGAAGAAAAAGGTGAAAAATTAAAACAACAAAAAGACAAACACGAATATGTCTTAAACGGTGAAGAGGTTAGTGACTATAGTGAAGGAGATATAAAAAATAGTTGGGTTTACAGTCCAGAAGAAGAATAAAATTAATTTAAATTAATAGTATAAATTTAGGGGAAGGTCATTGACTTCCCCTTTTTTATGTGTTATATTTTCACATATAAACATTTTAATTAATTAAAAAAATAATAACAAATGAGTAGTTTAGACGCAGTTTTAAAACAGTACGAACAAGGACAAGTTCAAAACAACAGTCCAAAAAATAATATTAGTAGAGAAGACAGACTTAAAAAATATTTTGCTACTTACTTACCACAAGGAGAAAAAGAAGGTGAAGCAAATATTAGAATTCTACCTACCAGTGACGGTAGTTCACCATTTAAAGAAGTGTACTTTCATGAAGTACAAGTAGATGGTAAATGGGTTAAATTAATGGACCCAGGAAAAAACGGGGACGGTTCACCAACAGGTGAAAGAAGCCCTTTAAATGAAGTTGAAGAAGCTTTAAAACTTACAGGTAATCAAAAAGATAAAGAAATCGCTAGACAATATCGTTCTAAGAAATTTTATATTGTAAAAGTTATTGACCGTGACGCGGAAGATGACGGTGTAAAGTTTTGGAGATTTAAATGGAACTATAAAGGTGATGGAATTATGGATAAAATCATTCCGATATTTCAAAAGAGAGGGGATATTACAAACCCTAAAGAAGGTAGAGATTTAACCCTAATGTTAAAATCAGTTCCACTACCTAGTGGTAAAGGAAACTATACTGTGGTTTCTATGGTTTTAGCTGAAGACCCCTCTTTGTTATCTAATGACGAATCACAAGTGAAAGAATGGGTTGGCAATACTGAAACATACAAAGATGTTTATTCTCAAAAACCTGTAGAATATTTAGAAGCTGTATCAAGAGGAGAAACACCAGTTTGGGACACGGACCTTAAAAAATATGTTTACGGTGATAGTGAAACTAGTATAGACATGGGTACTACTACCTCTTCTAACACTAATAGTGAAAAACCTGTTGACCCACAAGCTGGTCAAGAAACAGATACTGATTTACCATTTTAATAAAATAATATAATGGCAATAAAGAAAAAAAGTTTTAAAGACATTAAAAGTAAGTTCTCTAAAAAAGCTTCCTTCAAACCAGATAGATTTTTTGATTTGGGGGAAGCGTTTCTAGACGCTACAGGACTACCAGGACCAGCCATGGGACATATTAATATGCTTTTGGGACACAGTGATACTGGTAAGACTACCGCTTTAGTTAAAACAGCTGTAGATGCACAGAAAAAAGGTATTTTACCTGTGTTTATTATTACTGAACAAAAATGGGACTTTGACCACGCTAAACTTATGGGTTTAGAATGTGAAAAAGATAAAGACGGTGACTGGGACGGATTTTTCTTATTTAACAATGGATTTGAATATATAGAACAAATTACAGATTACATCAATGAATTATTAGATGCTCAAGAAAAAGGTGAACTAGAATATGATTTAGTTCTTTTATGGGATTCAGTAGGTTCTGTTCCGTGTAAAATGACCTTTGATGGTAAAGGTGGTAAACAACACAACGCTAGTGTTCTATCGGATAAAATTGGTATGGGAATTAACCAAAGAATTACAGGTTCTAGGAATACCAATTCTAAATATTTAAATACATTAGTGACAGTTAACCAACCCTGGGTAGAGTTACCAGACAATCCTTTTTCACAACCAAAAATTAAGGCTAAAGGTGGAGAATCACTATGGTTAAATTCAACCATTGTATTTTTATTTGGTAATCAGAAGAACGCTGGGACTTCTAAAATAACAGCAACAAAAGATAAAAGAAAAGTAAAATTTGCGACCCGTACTAAAATCTCAATTATGAAAAATCATGTTAATGGTTTAGGTTACGAGGACGGCAAAATATTAGTAACACCTCATGGTTTCCTTAAAGGAAAGGACGCTGGAGAAGAAAAAAAATCAATAGAAGGATATAAGTCTGAAAATTCTGAATATTGGAAAGATATTATAGGTTCTGATGGTGATTATAACTTAGCAGTTGAAGAGACTGGTGAAATATTTTAAATTAAAAAAAATGGCAAAAGTAGAAAAAGGTAGTAAAGTTAAAGTACATTATACTGGTACTTTAAATGACGGTAATAAATTTGACAGTTCTTACGATAGAGGACAAGTATTAGAATTTGAAGTGGGTTCTGGTCAAATGATAAAAGGATTTGATGAGGGTGTTATTGGTATGGAAGTTGGAGAAACTAAAGACCTACACTTAAAACCAGAAGAAGCTTATGGCCTTAGAAAAGAAGAAGCTCAAACGGAAGTACCAAAGGAGTCTCTTCCACCTGATTTTAATCCAGAAATTGGTGAAACAGTTCAAGGGCAAACAATTGACGGAAGACCAATCTTAGCAAAAGTTAAAGAACTACAAGAAAAAAAAGTAATTCTAGACTTAAATCACCCACTAGCTGGGGAAGAACTTAACTTTAAAGTTGAGTTAATGGAAATAGAAAAATAGTGTTTAATCATTTAATAAAAAAACATGTTAAAGACATTAATTGTCGATGGCAATAGCGTACTACAAACAGGATTTCATGGTGTAAAAGATTTTTACCACAATGACAAACATTTTGGAGCTATATTTTATTTTCTTAATACAATTAAGAAACATTTAGAAAAGTATGACTATGATAAAGTAGTTGTTTTCTGGGATGGTAAAAATAACCATAAATCTAGAAGAGAATTATATTCGGAATACAAAACCAATAGAAAAAAGAAACTAAGTAAAGAAAAGATTGACGACATGTTTCGTCAAAAAAATAGAATTTCACAGTACTTAGAAGAATTCTTTATTAGACAAGCTGGATTTAAAAATTGTGAAGCCGACGATTGTATAGCATATTACACCCAAAACACAAAAGAAAAAACCACAATAGTAACTAACGATAAAGACTTACTACAACTTATTAATAAACAAACTAGAGTTTACCTAATAAGGGATGAAAATTTATTAACATATAAAGACAAAATAAAGTGGGGTAAAATACCACTTAACATACCGATATCTAATATCCTGTTAATTAAAATACTTCTAGGTGACCGTAGTGATAATATAAAGGGAGTGTTATACTTTGGGGAAAAATCTATCCTAAACCATTTTCCAGAAATACAAGAAAAAAAATTAACATTAGAAAATATACGTGAAAAAGCTAAAACAATTTTAATTGAAGGTAGTAAAGATAGGGGTTTAAAAAACCTAAATGAAGGTATTTGTGGTGACGGAAGAAAAGGTGAAAATTTTTTTGATATAAATAGAAGACTTATCGATTTAAAAAATGTATTTTTAACAGAAGAGGCTAAAACAGAAATACTTTCATTGGTAGAAGAACCTCTAGACCCTGAAGGGAGAGAAAACGTAAATGTTTTAGAAATGATGAAAGAAGATGGTCTGTTTACTGTCTTACCTAAATACAATGACGAGTGGACTAATTTTTTCAAACCACTAATTAAACTAAGAAAAAAAGAAATAAAGTATTATAATGAAAAACAAATTTAAAATGGAAGAAAAAAAAATAATTAAACTAGAATTTCTATTATCATTAGAAGACCATATTATATGTCAAAGGTTTTTTAATGTTAAAGGATTTAAACATGGTAATTCTAAGTCATTGGAGTTATATGACTTAATCGAAGAAATACAACTAGATGTTCAGAATAGTTTAAAAATGAAGGCTATAGATTATCTTTCAGATAATTACAATAGATACACAAACACTGTCAATTTGTCAGAACAAGACAGAAATCCACAAGGTAAGGAAAATTTTAACATCTACTTAAAAATAAATAACGATGTTATAATGCATAGAATTTTTCCAGCCTGGATATACCCAGCAAAGGTTAGGTATACTGTGGACATTAGACCTTTCGTCCCTTCTTTTTTAAGAGATTTAAGTGACGTTTTGTCGGCTGAAAAAGTTACTAAAAAATATCTAGAAACGACACTTTAATACTATTTATAAATTACCCAAAGATTATGACTATGAAGGAAAGCAAAAGTTTCGGGTACCTAGGGCATACATTTCAGATAAAACTTTTAAATCAGTTAATAACTGACAAAAAGTTTGCTAATTCTATTCTAGAAGTAATAGACCCAAAGTATTTCGATAATCAGTATTTTAAATTAATTTCACAAATGGTGAAAGAATATTTTGAAAAGTACAACACAATACCAACATTTGATGTGTTGGACCAAGTTACTCGCCTTGAAGTCTCATCTGAAATGGCTAAAAAAACAGTATTTGATATGTTAGGTGACATTAAAGAGTGTACCCTAGAAGACCATTTATTTGTACAAGAAAAAGCTTTAAAGTTTTGTAAACAACAAGAATTAAAAAAAGCTATAACTAAAGTTAGTAAAATTTTAGAAAAAGGAGACTTTGAATCCTACGATAGATGTGAAGGTTTTATACGAGACGCAATTCAGGTTGGTCAAAGTGACGACACTTCTATGGACGTTTTTGAAGAACTAGACGAGGCTTTAGTTGATGACTTTAGAGACCCAATACCTTTAGGTATAAATGGTATAGACAATGTATTAGATGGGGGATTAGCTAAAGGTGAAATAGGGGTGTTTCTCGCACCAACTGGTGTCGGTAAAACAACCGTACTAACAAAAATAGCTAATACCGCTTATAACATGGGATTTAACGTATTACAGATATTTTTTGAAGACAACCCAAAAGTAATTCAAAGAAAACATATAACTTGTTGGTCAAAGATTCCAGCACAAGAACAATCTACTCGTAAAGAAGAAGTTTTAGAAAAAATTAAACCATACAGACAAGGTAGAGGTAAATTAATTTTGGAAAAATTACCATCAGATAGAATTACTATTTCAGCTATAAAAAATAGAATTAGAAAATTAATTGCTGATGGAAATAAATTTGATATGATTGTTGTAGACTATATAGATTGTATTTTACCAGACAAACATTTTAGTGAAGTTTGGCAAGGAGAAGGATTAGTTATGAGACAATTTGAAAGTATGTGTACAGAGTTAGATGTTGCTGGTTGGACAGCCGCACAAGGAAATAGAACATCTATTAGTTCCGAAGTAGTAACTACAGATATGATGGGTGGGTCAATTAAAAAGGCACAAGTAGGTCACGTTATTATTACTGTAGCTAAAACTCTACAACAAAAAGAAATGGGATTAGCTACTATAGCTATTACCAAGTCCAGGGTAGGTAAAGACGGTATTGTTTTTGAAAATTGTAAATTTAATAACGCTACATTAGAAATAGATACTGAACAATCACAAACTTTACTAGGTTTGGAACAAGAAAGAGAACAAAGAAACGCGGAAAGAGTTAGAAACGCTCTCGCAAGAAGAAATCAACAAATAAATCAACAATAAAAAAATAAAAAATGAAAGATAATAATAATTTATTTACAGAAAGGATAGCATATAAACCATTTGAATACCCTGAGTATTATACTGAAGGTTGGCTTAAACAAGCACAAGCCTTTTGGTTACACACTGAAATATCTATGCAAGGAGATGTTAAAGATTGGAAAGAAAATTTAAATGAGTCAGAAAAAAATTTAGTGGGGAATATCCTTTTAGGATTTGCACAAACGGAGTGTGCGGTTTCAGACTATTGGACAAATATGGTAACAGCTTGGTTCCCTAAACACGAAATCAGACAAATGGCTATGATGTTTGGTAGCCAAGAGACTATTCATGCTGTAGCATATTCATATCTAAATGAAACTTTAGGTCTTGAAGATTTCGAAGCCTTTTTACATGAAGAGGCTACTTCAGAAAAATTTGAATTATTGATGAATACTAAAGCAGATTATATTCATCATGATTTAAACGATGACCCAGAAGCTAGAAAAGAGGTTGCCAGAAGTTTAGCTATTTTTTCTGCATTTGCTGAAGGTGTTTCCTTGTATTCATCATTTGCGGTACTCTACAGTTTCCAACTTAGAAACCTTCTTAAAGGTATTGGCCAACAAATGAAATGGTCAGTGAGAGACGAATCATTACATTCTAGAATGGGATGTCGATTATTTAACCACATGTGTGAAGAATACCCAGAATTAAGAGAAGAAAGTAAAGAAGATATTTACACTGCAGCTAAAATAATTGTGGAATTGGAAGAAAAATTTATTGATAAAATGTTTGAAATGGGTGACTTAGAAAATTTAAAGTCTAGTGACTTAAAAGAGTTTATCAAACAAAGAACTAATGACAAATTAAAAGAGTTGGGTTATGAAGAAATATTTGTTGTTAATCAAGAAAAATCCAGTAAATTAGACTGGTTCTATCACCTTACAGGTGGAGTAACTCACACTGACTTTTTTGCAATTAGACCTACTGATTACAGTAAAGCGGGAGAAGATGATGATTGGGATGAAGATTCCCTTTTTTAAATAATAAAATTTAATTAGAAAGATGAAAAATTACGCAGAACATTTGGGCTGGGAAGTAGACGTGGACTTCCCAAGTTGGGCAAATACACACGTTTATATACAAACTATATCTAATGGTTATTTACTACCAGGAGAAAAACCAAAAGACGCATACTGGAGGGTATGTACTACAGTTGCAAAAAGACTCGGTAAACCACAATTAGCTACTAAATTTTTTGATTATATTTGGAAAGGCTGGTTATGCCTTGCAAGTCCAGTATTAAGCAATACTGGAACCGAAAGAGGATTACCTATTTCATGTTTTGGAATTGACGTTGCTGACTCAATCCAGGACATTGGAGCAAAAAATTTAGAGATGATGTTATTAGCTAAACACGGTGGTGGCGTGGGAATTGGCATAAATCAAATCAGACCGGCCGGTTCAACAATTACGGATAATGGAACTAGTGATGGTGTTGTACCTTTTTGTAAAATATATGATTCTACAATTTTGGCAACCAATCAAGGTGCGGTTAGAAGAGGAGCGGCTTCAGTTAATCTTAATATTGAACATAATGATTTTATGGATTGGTTAGAAATCAGAGAACCTAAAGGTGACGTAAATAGACAATCACTAAACTTACACCAGTGTGCGGTAGTAGGTGATAAATTTATGAGAAAATTGGAAGCTGGAGATAGGGAGTCACGTCAAAAATGGGCATCTTTAATTAAGAAACGTAGACAAACTGGTGAACCTTACATTATGTATAGAGGTAATGTTAATAAGACTAATCCAGAATCTTATAAAAAAAATGGTTTAAAAGTGTATATGACTAACATATGTTCAGAAATTGTTTTACATACTGACGAAAATCATTCTTTTGTTTGTTGTTTAAGTTCTCTTAATCTTGCAAGATATGATGAATGGAAAGATACCGATTTAATCTATACAGCTACTTGGTTTTTAGATGGTGTTCTTGAAGAATTTATTCAAAAGGCTAAATATAGAAAAGGTTTTGAAAATGCAGTAAGAAGTGCAGAAAAAGGAAGAGCTTTAGGTTTAGGAGTACTAGGATGGCATACATATTTACAACAAAGAGGAATACCTTTTGAAGGTCTACCAGCACAATTTGAAACAAGAAGAATTTTTGGTCAAATTAAAACTGAATCCGAACAAGCTTCTAGAGACTTAGCTACAGAGTATGGTGAACCACTTTGGTGTGCAGGAAGTGGATTTAGAAACACTCATTTACGAGCTGTTGCACCGACTGTATCCAATAGTAAATTAGCTGGTGGTGTAAGCTCAGGGATAGAACCTTTACCTGCAAATGTATATACAGACCAAAGTGCTAAAGGTACATTTATCAGAAAAAATAAAGAGTTAGAAAAAATATTTAGAAAAATAGGTATTAATAATAAAGATACTTGGGATAAAATATTAGCAGACGGTGGTAGTGTTCAAGATATAAAAGAATTGGATAACTGGGGATATATCAATGGTAAAATCACACATTTAGATGAAAAAGAAAATTCACATATAGATTTTGTACCAGTAAAAGAAGTTTTTAAAACATTTAAAGAAGTAAATCAATTAGAATTAGTAAGACAAGCGGGAATAAGACAGCAATACGTTGACCAAGCAGTATCACTTAATTTAGCATTCCCTAAAGAAGCAACACCAAAATGGTTAAACCAAGTACATTTAGAAGCTTGGAAGGTGGGAGTTAAAACATTATATTACGTTAGAACTGAAAGTGTATTAAGGGGAGATATCGCTGCCAAAGCCATGGAAGAGTGTGTTAGTTGTGAAGGGTAGTATTTATATTTAAAAGAAAATGTATAAACTAGACTTACACGGTTACAAGATAGATAATGCTATAAATGTTGTGGATTCTTTTATATATGACCACATACAATTTGGAAGTAAAAAATTAGAAATTGTAACTGGTGATAGTAAAGTTGTTAAAGGTGTTGTAAAAGAAGTGGTGGAAAACTACGGACTAAATTGTAAACCACACTTATATAATTCAAATGTGTTAACAATTACACTATAGATTTTAAGTTTAAAGTATTTATAAATAAAAAACAATGCCGACTTCTTCAACATATGGAATAGATTTTCCTTTTCAGGACAGTAGAGATGGTTACTATTTGCAACTTACTCCCACTACTGAAGATGAAATAAAATCAAATTTAATTCATTTGTTATTAACTAGAAAAGGAAGTAGATATTTTTTACCAGATTTTGGAACTACCTTATATGAATATATTTTTGAACCTTTGGATAACATTACCTTTGACTCTATTCAGTCTGAAATTAGGGAACAAGTAATCAAGTACATTCCCAATCTCAAAATAGATAATATTAAAATAGAACCAGCATTAGAAGCTGAGGAATTACCAGGTACTGTTGTAACTGATAATGACCCTAGAGTTTATAGAGTAGCTGGTCAAGGCACTAAAGAACACACCGCAAAAGTAACTTTAGAATTTACAATAACTAATGAAGCTTTTGAAACTAAAGATTTTGTAATAATAAATTTATAATATGGCTAATAATAAAATATCGTACAGTGAAAGAGATTTTGTAGGGATAAGGAATGAACTATTAACGTATGTACAACAACAATATCCCGATTTAATACAGAACGCTAATGACGCTTCCATCTTTTCTGTATTTTTAGATTTAAACGCTGCGGTTGCAGACAATTTACATTACCATATAGACAGGTCTTTACAAGAGACAGTATTACAATACGCAAATCAAAGGTCTTCCCTATATAATATAGCTAGAACATATGGTTTAAAATTACCAGGTAATAGACCATCTGTTTCTGTTTGTGATTTTTCACTTACCGTTCCTATATTACAAACTTCTGGTGGGGGAGATAAGGAAGATTTTAGATATTTGGGCACATTAAGGAGGGGTTCACAAGTTGTGGGTGCTGGACAAGTGTTTGAAAATGTACACGATGTAGATTTTTCTTTACCATTTGACTCTACAGGATTCCCTAACCGAACCAAAGTACCAAACTTTGACGCTAATGGTAATATAGTAAGTTATACCATAACTAAAAGAGAGGTGGTGGTTAATGGAATCACCAAAGTATTCAAAAAAGTTATAACAGACGTTAATGTTTCACCATTTTTAAAAATATTTTTACCTGAAAAAAATGTGTTAGGTGTTACGGGAGTCATCCAAAAAGATGGAACTAATATACAAGCTATACCTAAAGCTACTGAATTTTTAACTTCCGATAACAAATGGTATGAAGTAGATGCTTTAGCTCAAGATAAAGTTTTTATGGTTGATACTACTAAACCTTCCGACTTACCTGGTGTTAAAGTTGGAAAATGGGAAAGTGTTAATCAGAGATTTATAACTGAATATACCCCTGAAGGTTTCTTTTATCTTACATTGGGTGGTGGTACCAGTAGTGGACAAGATAGTTTAGATGATTTCACCCAACAAGGACTTGCTATGGATTTGAGTAAGTATATGAATAACTTATCTTTAGGTAGTACACCTAAAAGTAATAGTACTATTTTTATTCAATATAGAGTCGGTGGTGGTAAAACTACAAATGTTGGACCAAACAGTATAACTAATTTAGGGACCATAGATTTTGTTATAAATGGACCAAATAACAATATAAATCAATCAGTACAAAATTCGTTACAAGTTAATAATGTTACCGCAGCGGTAGGAGGGGCTAACCAACCCAGTGTGGAAGAAGTTAGGAATTATGTTGGTTTTAATTTTGCTGCACAAAAAAGAGCGGTAACAATACAAGATTATAAATCTTTAATTGATACTATGCCTTCAGTGTTTGGTGCTCCAGCAAAGTGTGGAATAATGGAAATTGAAAATAAAATAATCGTTAATTTACTTTCCTATAATACAGACGGTAGTCTAACTTCCAGAGTAAGTACGACTTTAATGGAAAATATAGCTAATTACTTATCCGACTTTAGAATGTTAAATGATTACATAGTTGTTTCACCAGCACAGGTAATAGATTTAGGTATTGAAATGGATTTATTGATAGACCCATCATTTAATAGTGGGGTTATAATCAGTAACGTCATCAACACAACACAATCTTTCTTTTCACCAAATAATAGAGAAATGGGCACAGACCTTTTTGTTGGTGAGTTAACGAAAAATATTTCATCTCAGGATGGAGTAATAAATTTAATTGACTTAAGATTATACAATAAAGTTGGGGGACAATACTCTAGTAACGAAGTCTCGCAAAGATACTCCGACCCTGAAACCAAACAAATAGAATTAATTGACGGAGTAGTATTTTCACAACCAACACAATCATTTCAAATAAAATTTCCAACAAAAGATATTGTAGTGAGAGTTAAATCTACATTACAAGCTACAGTATCATAATAGGTTTACATATTTACCCTTTAGTTTAAATTTGATTTTAACTACATAACTATTTATTTTATAAAAGAAAGTGTATGGCAAAATCATATAGGATAAAAGCAGAAACCAATTCGGACAAACACATACAAGTAACCTTAGAACAAGATTTCGACCAACTAGAAATACTAAGTCTTAAAATTGTAAAGTCGGATGTGTACGCTAGAATGTGTGCGGATTACGGTGTAATTGTGGGTAGAGCTGTTGCCAACGGTGGATTCGGAATACCTAACGCTAAAATTTCTATATTTGTGCCTCTTACTGAAGAAGACGAACTAGACCCAGTTATTTCCGAACTATACCCTTATAAAACAGTAACAGATAAAAATGAAGAAGGTTACAGATATAATCTTTTACCAAAGTATTCAGAAAGTTGTAATCACAAAGCTACTGGTAGTTTTTTTACAGCTAAAGAAGCTATAAACAATCCTATTATATTAGAAGTTTTTGAAAAATATTACAAATACACTACTAAAACTAATGAAAGTGGTGATTACATGTTATGGGGTGTTCCTTTAGGTAATCAAAATATTCACGCAAGTATTGACGTTAGTGATATTGGGTGTTATTCGATGAGGCCCTACCAGTTTATTAGGCAAGGACTTAGCCCTAGTCAGTTTGAAAGTTCTTTAGATTTTAAAACATCTGAAAACTTGGACACTTTACCACAAATTGTTATACAAAATAAAGCTGTTGAAGTTGTCCCTTTTTGGGGTGATGATGAATTGTGTGGTATAGGTATCACTAGAATGGATTTTGATTTAAGGGATTCGGGGGTGGAGATTATTCCCAGTGCAACTTTTATGGGTTCTGTAATTACAGATAACGATAATAATTATGTGAGTATAGATGGTATGCCTACTAAAAAACAAGGTTCCATGTGTGATTTAAGTACAGGTACTGGAACAATAGAAGCTATCAGACATACTATAATTAAAGATAATGAAGGGTGCCCCACTTTGGAAAATTTTACATTAGACAATGGAGGTAAAGTAATTGATGGAAATGGAGCCTGGGTAACTCAGTTACCCATGAATTTAGATTTTTTAGTTACTAATGAATACGGTGAACAGATTATATCCTCAGACCCAAAAGTAGGTATACCTACTAGAGCAAGGTACAGATTTAGGGTAACTTTAGACGCCTCTGGTGGTGAAGTTAGGAGTGGTAGGTATTTGGTACCTAATCTTAGAGAATATAATGACAATATTGACGCTTCATATACTTTTTCTGAAAATTTTGAAGACTACCCAGACCCAGCACCCGTCTTAAATTCACCCGCGTATCAAGCTTCCGATTATTTTTACGAATTTAGACCTAATAGGGTTTATACTGTAAGTAGTTTTATTGACAACTATAGGTTAAATGTACGAAAAGGAAGTGCTTTAACAACAGCTAATAGTAGGTGGAGATTTTTAGGTATAAAATCTATTAACCCTTCACCAGATAGTCCTTGCCCAAATAACCCATTTCCTGTTAATGATGCATTTAGAGGAGGGAGTTTATCATTTGCTACCCAACAAATAAATAGAGTAGTTCAATTAATAACAATTTTATTAGGAGCTTTTGCGGGTGGGGTAAGTTTATTAATGATGGTCTATCAGTATGTAAACTACTGTAATGATTCTTCAGCAGAAATGACTCAAGCAATTGCATCTATCGCGGTAGTAGCAAATCCATTTGATGCATCCATCGCCGCTTCATTATTTGCAGGTACTTTATCTACCTGGATACCTACACTTATTATGTGTATTTTGTTATTAATATTTTTATATTTTCCCTTAGCTTACAGTATTATACATAGTTTTTATGTTGTCAGAAGAATTTTTAATTATCCTAACTGTGAACCTTGTTTTTGTGGCAGTAGTTACGAGTTTAAATTAGACCCAATACTAGGGATATTTGTATCGGATGAACAAAAAGTACAAGAAACTCTTGCGGATGCACCAGAATATGTTAATAATTGTAATAATGAACCTTACATGGTAGGGTTTGGGCCAAGAGATACTAATGGAGAGGAAGTGCAAAATGCATTATTTTGGAGAGGGGACCCAAATAGAGAAGGTCACCCAAAAGGATGTTATGTTCTACAATGGAGAAAATCTGTGTGGACTACTTTCATTATTGCTATGAGTG